CCCAGTTGCCCAAGGCGCCGTCCTCACCGCTTTCCCAATGATTGACGGTAAAGGGGGATGCTCACTAGAGAAGTACCCAAACTAATCTAGACAACGGTGTTAGCGGTCGGAACTAACATAAGGCCACCGACACTTATATCAAGAACTGGCTAGGTTCTTGGGCATCCGTTGTAGGTCATTGGCGTCTAATCATTAGATACTCATTAGGCGCCCAAGTTACTTGGTAGTAAGCAGGACTAAAGGGTACTACTTGGCCAGAGCGGTCAAGCGTGCTTTCTGCTCAGCAGTAGGCACGTATGACTTCTTGGTCAATGCCTCAGCCTTAGCCAATGCGTCGTCGAACTTCTCCGCATCGGTCTTGGCTACTGCCTTGTCCTTCAAGGACGCGTTGATCGCCTTGACGGCGCCCGCCCAAGTAGGTGAGTCACACTCGGTGCAGTAGACATTGAGCACTTCGTCAAGCACCTTGAGTGAGCCTGGCGCATTGAACGCCGAGTTCACTACCTTGGCAACTTCAGAAGGCGCAAGGCTTTCTGTCGGAGTCATTGACAGGATACGACCAAGGCGTCGGTAGATACCTACTTGAGCCTTGCTGACACCACTCTCCTTGCTGAGGGTGGTATCGGAGGCCTTGCTTACCCAAATAGATGGGGTGTAACCAAGGCGCTCTTCGTAGTTGGCTTGGGCTGACAGGAGAGTCTGCTTAGCGTCTGCGATACCCCTGAGAGCGGTAACCGCATCGGCGTCGGAGATGATCTCCCACTTGGTCTTATTGAGTGTTGCAGTAGTCATGACGACCACCTTTCTTTGTTGTTGTTTGATACGTACGACCGTCGGATCTAACCATTAGATGGTGACTCATTGTTCGGCGTACTCATAGGAATAATTCCTAGATGATTACTAGATATGAACTAGATAATCCTGCTCACTACCAAATAACCTGGGCTAACCATTTAGAACTCTAATGATTAGAAACCATAGACCTATTTCTAGACCTAAGTTTGGGTACTCTTTAGTGAGCACCCCCCTGTAGTTCTCCCGCGCCTCTTTCCCCTCGTCTTACCTTATCCACAGGCTAGTCATTGCCCTGTGGATAACTCAGTCCTACTATCTACGCCCGAGGATATCCCGCATAGGATAGGGTGTCAGTACCTTAGGCGCCGTCTCGTGACTAGCGAGACCGTCTAACCATTAGACGCCCGTAGGAGACACCCCCTACATTAACCCACGCACGCATGGGACTTTGAGGCAGGGGCCACTCCCCGATGACTACCCAACTGCTGAATAGCCCTATTCCGAACTGGGGGGGTACCTGTGGATAACTTTATATAGCCCTATTCACCCTGTGGATAACTATTACTGATGCAATGCTCCAACGCGCAGGTTGGGCCAACATATTTAAAATATACATCGCGCAACCGTCTGTGGATAATGTAATATTCAACTATGACGCTTAATCCACAACAATTTGCTTTGTACCACGGCACATCACTAGCCAGTGCTACAAACATCCTTAATAGTGGGTTTGACACTACCCGTCCGTCAATTAACGGTAAACGGTACGGCCAGGCCATGTACTTCACTGAAGACCCTGTAGAAGCTGCAGACTACGCCACTGATGTAGTTCCTCGTACTGGGGGCCGTCATGATGACCCATACACCGGCACTGTAGCCCCGCTAGAGCCTGGAGCTGTCGTTACTGCAGAGTTGTCCCCTAAAGCTCGTTTGGCTACCTCAGATGACCATGGCGCAACCGTTAAAGCAAATCGTGATGGGGAATTCTTTGATGATGGGACTCCTCTACACGAACATTTAAAATCCCGCGGTTTCCATGGGTATAAAAAATCTGGCGTGAACAAGGAAGGTAAGCCTTACAGCACTGTTGCAGTATGGGACCCAGACGCAGTTAAGGTTACCGGAGTTACTGGTAGCCTATCGTAGACTAAGGTATAAACAATGAACGATCAAGACATTGCAGAGATGAACTCCATTACGTGGTGGCACCCTATAAAGATAGGTGACCAGACCACTCCTGGGTTGAGTGTTGTTGCAGAAGAGACATTCTTGCACCTAGGGCTTCCTGATGACCTGTCAGGGCTCTCTGTGCTTGACATTGGCGCTTGGGATGGTTACTACTCGTTTGAGTGCGAGAAGAGGGGTGCATCCCGTGTGGTGGCTTCTGACAAGTTCGTGTGGAGTGGCAAGGTAATTAGTGGAAACGTAGCCGTCGGTGACGCAGGTTTTGACTTTGCACACAAGCATCTTGACTCCAAAGTAGAAAAACTGGTTGCTTCAGTAGAGGACTTGAACCCAAAGAAGCATGGCAAGTTTGACATTGTTCTTATGCTGGGCGTTATCTACCATGCAAAAGATCCGATTGGTTATTTAGAGAAGGCCAAGGCCATGTCTAAGGGTTTGGTAGTCATTGAGACCCATGTAGACATGCTAGACATTAACTACCCAGCTGCTCGTTACTATGTAAACAACGAGTTAAACAGTGATGATACTAACTTCTGGGGGTTTAACTCTGCTGCAGTATTGGGTATGATGTCTGACATTGGTTACAAGAACATTACGGCAAGCCCCGCAATGTTTGGTACCAGGATGATTTTTACAGGCACTGTTTAAAATAGAGTAATATAGAGCAACAGATCTTCTAGGAGGCAGTAATGGCATCAGACCACAGGGGCAAGCCCTTACATGCAGGTAAGCGTACCGACGACGAAATGCACGCTCAACAAACACAACGACCTACTCCTCGTTTGGTAAGTGCCCTTGGTGCATTGTATGGTACATCAACATACCGGGACCCTGACACAAACCAAGCTCGAATGGTTACTCAAGATACTATTAACAATTACCGAAATGCTCGTGACGAACAGGCCGCTAACCCCCCAGCACCTGGCCAACTTCGCTACAACGTGGAAGGAATGCAGAAAGACATTCGTACTTCCTTGACTGCTCGTGATCCCGAGTACCTAGACGCCCTAAACGACCACGGTCAATCTTACTAAGGAGTAACTCATGGCATCAGATCACAGAGGAAACCACGTCCACGCTGGAAAGCGCACTGACGATGAAATCATGGCAAACCCCTTCTATATTGCTGGCGACCCTTTGTTGCAGAGCGCAAAAATGGACAAGATGCAGAATCCAGTTCCTAATAGCTCTCCAGTAGGCCAAAACCCAGTTCCTAATAGTGCTCCAAGCTCACAGGTTCCTAATAGTAGGCCATCAACCAGTGTGCCTAATAGCAGGCCAATGGGTCGCTTTCAAGTTCCTAACAGCAAACCAGTGGGACAAAATCCAGTTCCTAATAGCAAACCTTCATCGGTAAAAGCTCAGGCTAATGAGATCATGGGTTATGAAACTGGCAAAGTTCCTCCCATGGTTACTGCTAAGGGTGTTAAAGAGACAGCTACTAATGCTGGAAACAAGATTGCTAACAGTGGTTATGGCAGCGCAGCAATGGCTGGTGCTGCTGCTGGAGGTGTACTTCTTGGTGGTGGCATCAACTTGGCGGCTGGTGAAGTTGGCCATCCTGCAGAAAACCTTCCAGTTATGGATACCCCGCAAGTAGCAAAAGGTATGGTAGCTGGAGCAGCCCTTGGCGTAGCAGGGAAGTTTATTAATGACACCCGCAAAATGTCTAAAGGTTCTCGTAAGCAAAAATAATAAAGCACCGAGATAACCGCTAATGGCGTGTAATAATGAGTGTGAAACTATTTTCTAAAGATTGTGTACGGTGTTAGCATGGCCAAAAAGAATAACCAACAACCACTTGACCCATCTTTAGACCCTAGTGCTCATGGTTTAGCTAGGGAGTACGAACACTTTAAGTTTAACCGTCAGCGCAAAATCACTGAAGGTAAGTGGTTAGGCACACCTGGCAAGACACGTGACTTTGATTATGATAAGTTCGACGACGACTACCACGCACAAAATGGTAAATGTTGCAATTTAGGAACACGTAGTGGTAGTTTCAGCCATGCAACTATTGGTTGTGGCTGTACAGGACAACTTCCGGAGGAATAATGGACTTTAACGAGTGGCTTAAGCTAGGTATGGATAATAGTTGGTGTGGCCCCGCTGTGTGCGAAACCCATGATGGTTTGCCTATGAGCGAAGAAGAAAACGAAGAGTTCTGGGAAAGTGATCCTTGTATTCACATTATCCGTCTTTACAACGATGAAACCCATCGTTTAGCAGTGGAAGACGCGCATTCTCCTTCAGTTTGGCGCAAATAGTTCTTTAAATGCCAGATTTGCATCATTTTTATCACGTCTATGCAGACGGTGATTGGAAAATGTGCGTCCCAAACCACATTAGGGCGCTTACAGAGTACGGGTTGTACGACAAATTAACGTCATTTAACGTTGGCCTTGTAGGTAAAACTGAAAACATACAAGAAATCCTTGATTATTTAGACCAAACTAAGGTCAAATACAACGTTATTGCCTCTTCACCTACTGGTTTTGAGCAAGAAACGCTAGATCCGTTGTGGGAAGCCGCAAAAAGCATGGAAAATGACTACATTTTGTATGCACACACCAAAGGTTCGGCTTTTTACAACCCCGTTAATGACCCTTGGCGTCATGGAATGACTAGAAAGCTAGTTGTTGAGTGGGAACGTTGTATAAAAACACTAAATATGGGATATTCAACTGTTGGTTGCCACTTTTACCGCATAAATCCGGATAACCCTAACCCTTTTTGGGGTGGAAACTTCTGGTGGATCAATTCTGAGCATGTAAAAGCATTAGAAAAAGTATCAAGAGAGCACAGACACTGTGCAGAAGCCTGGATTGGTAGCGTACATGGTCAAAGTGTGTTTAAACCCTTTGATATCTTTCCAGTTGTTATTGGGACCGCAACTGAACCTTATTAAGTCTTTCAGCCATACGAGTGCCACAAGCTTCTAATGAGAACTTTTCTTCCATGTCTTTCTTGGCTTGTTCTCCAAGCTTTTTGGCGGCAGTGTCATTTTCATAAACGTAGCGCATTGCCTTAGCTGCCTCATCTAAGTTTGGCTCAGCCCATCTTGCATCAGCTTGATAAGGAAAAGCATTAGGTCCAGCAAGGGTGTACTCCCACGGAATGGCAATAGAGTTGTTTTCATTCATAAAATCCATGTTTCCTGAATAACCAGTAGCAATAACAGGCTTACCTAGGCACATAGCTTCAGAAATAGTCAACCCAAGACCTTCTGAACGGTGTAAAGACACATAACAATCACATAAGTTGCGCAATGAGCTAACAATAGCGTGGTCAAAGTGCTCACTAAAGAAAATAATGTCTCTACGTCCTTCTGCGTGAACCATTAAGTTACCCAATGCATTAGGGAAAGTTTTGTCGTTTACAGACTTAACTACTAATATTGGGCCTTCATTTTCTTTAAAAGCTTTCTTAAAAGCTTCTAAAACTCCGTAAGGGTTCTTGCGAGCAGTACTGCTACAGAAATCAAACGTAAACAAAAACATAAACCTGTCGTCACTTATGTTGAAGTTCTTGCGCTCAACTTCCTCATTAACTTTAGGAGGCAATAAAGGTAATGGCATGTGTGTAACTTTTACATGTTCAGGAGCGTACTTAGATAAACTAGCCTGAATAAACTTAGTTGGTGCCCAAAGTTCATTAACGTGTTGATACCCCATGTGATGTTGCTGTGGAAATTCTTCTAACTCCCAAAACCACTGGCCAATGACATACCTACTACGGAATGGTTCAATACCAAATTGGTTATAAACACCAGGTATTTCACTTGCATTTGTTGAAATAATTGCAGCGTCATGTCTAAACACATTGTCTGTTGGAAAATAGTGTGAATTTCTGTGATTAGGTACTGTAGTCAATAAGGTTGAGACAGGGTAATTAACACTACGAAGGGCTTTTACAAGAAGTCTTCCCGCTTCACCAAGCCCAAATTCACCACTAAAGAAACCAACTACGTCTACTCCTGATGCCATTTTATTCTCCGTTAGTCTTGTAACTACCTATTAAAGAGATAGTATACCCTCATGTCTTTTACACTTAAATGGAATGGTACACATATTTATCAAAAATTTGGGTCAAAAGTTAGCCACATGTGCAGCTCCAAACACTTTGAAGAACCAGAGTTTATTCGGTTAATGAAAGCCCTAGATGAAGGTCATCAAATGCACAGAAAACTGTGGGAGTTTGTTTCAATAGCAAAATTAGTTGAAGAGCACCATGATGACCCAGTTAATAAAAACGCAATAGGTTTTGGGGTAGGTAAAGAACCACTTGTCTCTTTGTTTGCTAAATGGGGTTACAACGTATTAGCAACAGATCAACCTACAGGTGGAACATCGGTTGATTGGGAAAACAGCAATCAACATGCAGCATCATTAGATGATGTTTTTAAAGTAAATATCATTAACAGAGAAACTTTTGACTCTAAAGTTAAGTTTAAACACATTGATATGACAGCATTACCAGATAATATTGGTAAATACGACACAATTTGGTCTTCTTGCGTAGTAGAGCATTTGGGTAGTTTTGAAAAAACTAAAGAGTTCCTTCTTGCCAGCTACAAGATGCTTAATCCTGGTGGAATTTCAGTGCACACAACTGAAATGGAATTGACTGAAAAAGAAACAATGAGGGACTACGGGTACAGCGCAGTATTTCGTACTATTGAACTTTTGAATATTAAAGCGCAGTTAAAAGCAATGGGTGCAGAGATCGAAATGAGTTTTTACACACCAAATGCAGACGAATTTGATAATCACATAAGCACCCCTCCGTACGACTTTGATAAACCCCATTTAAAGCTGTTACTGGGGGACTCTGTAACTACTTCATTTATGATTGTGATTAAAAAGCCAATCTAGGTATCCCTGATATACTTAACAAATGCTAGTAACTTACACCATCCACACCCCAATGCTGCATGATGCACGCTCACAAGCTATGAGTCAAGCAGCAGCTCAAGGGTGGAAGCGCATAAGTGTTACAGCGGTCAAGAAAGTTGGGCCACAAACCTACGAAGTATCTGTCGTTCTAACTTCCTAATGTCGGACAGTAAATGTGACACATCCACTCAGTGCGTGTACTGCGGTGGGGAAATGAAGCCTGAACACGCACATTACCGTTGTACTGAGTGCGGGCAAAGAGACGCCTGCTGTGAAGGAGTATATTGATCAGAAAAGCCTTTCGGAGTATCATAAGTATCTCAAGATGGTCCCTTATAGCTTTATCAATATTTCCAATAGCCTCAGCACAAGCTGATGGCAGAATAGTAGTTACCGAACCAACTGACTTTTGGGTTACTTTTGACGTACCAACTCAGTTTTTGGCAATAACATATCAATCTGATACTTTTCCGTCAGATCCTCAACTCTGGTTATACACAGAAGATGGGGTGTTATTGGTTACCAATGACGATTTTGTTGGGTTACAGTCACGGATCGAAATAGAAGTACCCGCAGGTCAATACCGTTTACGGGCATCTACTTGTTGCTACGAACCTGATGTATGGCGTGATGGGGTTGTTTGGAACATCCAATATGAATTGTCATACAATGGGTTGCAGAGTAATTCACCAACCACTACTATTCCAGAAACAACCACAACTGTACCGGAGACTACAACAACATGGCCGGAAACTACAACATCCACAACGTCAACGACGACGAGTACTACTACTGCCCCAACAACGACTGTGCCTGTAACGGAACCCCCGACAACAACCACGGAACCAACGACTACAACCAGCACAACCTCGCTGCCTTTGGAGACTACGAGCACTACTGTTGCGGACACTGTGGCGCCTTCTACAACGCCTACGACGAACCCATCTGTGACTATTGTGGAGCCCCCTCAAACTTCTCTGACTCCTACAACTACTTTAAGTCCCTTTTTCCCGACACCCTTGACGACCTTGCCGAACACTACGACTACATCTTTGGCTCCTACAACGACGGAGACGACTTCCATCCCGGATACAGAGCCGCCTACGACGAATACCGAACCACCAAGCGTAGTAATCCCAGATGACCCCACGCCAGAGGAAATTAATGAATTAGCGGAAGAATTAGTCTCATCAATTGATGAGCTATCTGACGAAGAGATCACTAACCTAGTAGAATCTATTGATGTCAGTTCACTAACCGAGGAATCAATCTCCGCTGTCTTTAGCGAAGAAGTACTTAACGAACTATCTGATGACCAGGTTACAGAACTTATTGACGCAATTGTCCCAAGCGAATTGTCTGATGATCAGGCTTTGGCGCTTTCAGAAGCACTAACAGATGCCCCAGACAGCGTAAAACAAGAGTTTGAGCAACAGATTGACGTATTTGGTGGACAGTTTGATACATACGTAGCAACTGGTTCTGCCGTTCCAGTAGGTGCACGACGAGTAATTGTTGCCGCAGCCGTTGCTGCTTTTGCAATGCCAGCCCCTTCTAGCTCCTCAAGGAAGCAATAATGATTAAGAAATTCTTTAAAGAAACGTCCGCACTTGCCTGGACTCTTGGAGGAACAGGTTTAGTACTTATTACATTAAGTGGCCCAACAAAGGTCCTAGGTATTTGGATCTCAGTTATATCTTTGGTTGGCCATTTCCTGGGAGTTATATTCAGCCCAGAAGAAGAAGGGGAAGATGAAAAATGAAAAAAGTTGTACTATTATTTCTATTGTTAAGCGTTTCCGCATGCACCGACAGATACAGGAACCCCGCAGATGACCCAGCCAACCAGACCACAACGATCAGTCCCGTCGCGCAAACGCCTCTCCCCTGATGAGATTGAGGCAAGAACACGGGCGATTGTAATTATATGCCTAGTAAGTGTATTATTAGGAAGTGTTGGAGCTCTGCTCTATTCTTTAATTTTTGTCTACCAACCAGCGGAGCAAGCACCCAATGATGCGGCTTTTCTTAAAATCCTTGAGCCTCTTATGTTTAGCATTGGCGGCGCCCTCACTGGTCTGGCTGCTGGTCGTGCTATGTCTTCTGGTAAGAAAGAAGATGATGAGTGATGGAGCCAATCTACATTCCCATTGCCGTGGCCCTCATCGGAGGTCCAGTGATGTGGTTTCTAAGTCGCTTTGACAAACGAAACACAGAACAACACGGTGCAAACATGGAAATACTTGAAAGAGTAGAAACCAAACTTGACCGCATGGATGGGAAAGTAGATCGGGTAGACGAAAAAGTTGATCGTCTAGACACCCGTGTAACTCACCTAGAGAAGCCTGTAGCTCGCATTCCACGTAAGAAGAGTGTATAATTAACTTTAGAGTGCTCCAAGTGGGTGGGCTGCCTGAGGGCGGTCCACCCGCGCCATTTATGAGTTAGAATAGTACTATGACGATTAGCGAAGTGAAATACAGCCTCATTAAAGGACTTCCTTGGGAACGACTGCTTATCGTTAAAGATAATGTCACTCGTCGTATTATTGTCCCATCTGATGCCTGGGGTGTAATCAAAACCAGTGATATTGGCCGTATTGAGCTAACAACGGCCATTACAACTGAAGGTGGCATTGCAATCTCACTGTCAGAGGAAGAAACTAAGGACCTACCTGAGGGTTTGTTGACATTTGATGTAATTGCCACAGTACGAAGGACACCTTTAACACCAGATGGTGCTACCACAATGACTACCCCGGTAGCAAAGGGTACAATTAACGTGTCGCCATTAGGAACTGTTACCCCCATTGAGGAGATTGATTATATGGAATTGCGCCTCGGTCAAGGAGAAGACTTCTACCGCACATTTACTTGGCGCGACTCCAATAATGCAATTGTTTCCGTTCAGAACGCCTACATGCAGGCAAAGAATGCCGCTGGAACTACCGTACTGGATCTTCGCTGGTATGCAACGGTTCCAAGTGAAGCAACAATTGAAGGGCTAACAGCTAACCGTCGTGGTTACATCGCCCCTGCTAGTGGTGCAAGTTTGATTGTGCACTTATCTAACACCAACCCAATTGCTGCTGGTGAATACAATTTTGACATTTTTGTGCAAGACAGCGTTGGTGATTGGAGCAGGCTTACCAAGGGAACATTAGTCATCGAACCTTCCGTATCTGCAAAGCCTGCATAATGGGAATTAGAAATGGTGTTAATAGCGTAGAAGTTAATTCACAAAAGCCGAGGTCATCGGTAACAATTGGGGTACCACACACGTCAGTAGTTGAGAAGATTGATCAAGGTCCTTCAGGTCCACCTAATGTCCTATCAATTGGAACTGTTACCTCCGGTACGGCTGCTGTAAACATTACAGGAACCGCACCTACTCAAGTAATAAACTTCGTATTACCTATTTCAGGTAGTTATATCCACACACAAAGCGCGTCAGCATCCACTTGGACAATAAATCATAATTTAGGTTTTAATCCCGCAGTATCTGTTGTAGATAGCGGGGAAAATGTTGTAATTGGTGATGTAACATATATAACAACAAACACACTTTCTGTGTCCTTTACCGCCTCTTTTGGTGGTAAAGCCTATTTGTCGTGAGGTTTAAATGTCCAAGTTTCTAACAAACATCAACTTAAATGGTAACGAACTCCAAAATCCCGTTATCCATAACTTAGGTACTGTCCCTACCGCTAACGCAAAACTTGGTGGTATCTACTTTGATACCAACGGTGGGCTTAACAAACTTAAATACCATAACGGTACAACTTGGGTTGAACTATCATCTGGTGGTTCGGGCACTTGGCAACCAGCAGACGCTGATCTTACGGCTATTGCCGCCCTTACGGGTACCGCAGGTTTCCTTAAGACCAATGGTTCTAGTACCTGGTCAGTTGATACCGCTACCTACTTAACCTCAAGTACTGGTGTAACCACGGTTAATGGTTCTAGTGGCGCAATTTCCAATGTGGCCCTAACTACAAACACACTTGCTCAGTTTGCCTCAACCACCTCGTCGCAACTAGCAACACTTATCTCGGACGAGACTGGTTCTGGTGCTCTTGTTTTCGGCACCTCACCAGCCATTACAACCAGTTTGACGACTGGTTCCTCGTCGTTTGACCTTATCAATACCACCGCAACTACCATTAACTTTGGTGGAGCGGCAACAACCCTTAACATTGGTAATGCCTCAGGTACGGTAACAATCGCAGGTAACCTTACTGTTGAAGGTACAACCACAACTGTAAATAGCACAACTATTACAGTTGACGATAAGAACCTTGAACTTGGTTCAACAGCATCACCCACAGACGCTGGAGCAGATGGTGGTGGTATTACCCTCAAGGGAACCACCGATAAGACCTGGAACTGGATTGACGCTACCGATTCATGGACCTCTTCCGAGCACATCAACCTTGCATCGGGCAAAGTCCTAAAGATTGCTGATACTGAAGTTCTCTCAGTCTCCCAGTACACGGGTAACTCTTCAACTGCTACTACGGCTACCAATGTTACTGGTGGTGCCGCTGGTTCTATTGTTTACCAGACTGGTTCTGGAGCCACTACAACTCTTGCGTTAGGCACCACTGGTTACGCGCTACTAGCAGGTGCCAGTGCTCCTGTATGGACCAAAACAAGGCATTACGCCACATTATCAACAAGTGCTACTTCTTATACCCTTACACATGGTTTGGCTACTGCTGACCTTATTGTGTCTGTATATGAAGTATCTACTGGAGAAGTTGTGTACGCTGATGTCGTGAACACTAGTAGCACCACAACGGTCTCGTTTGCAACTGCTCCGACTGCCGATCAGTACCGAGTTGTCATTCTTGCTTAATCTGTCGTTAAAGGACAACAATGTCTAACTTTCTAAAGGCCCTTAAGGTTAAGGGAATTGAAATTGATACAGCAGGAGCCATTACTGGTGATGTCCTTAAATATGATGGTACAAAGTTTGGGGCCGCATCTGCTGGTGGTGGCTCAGTTGTTGGTGTACTAGACGACCTTACAGATGTTGTTATTACATCACCAGCAGAGTTCCAAACTCTTGAATATAATGGTACTAACTGGGTTAATACTTATGCTTCAGTAGTTTCATATGTGCGCAACGTTGAAGCAACCACCATTACGACAGGTACATGCGTTTATTTGTTTGGGGCAACAGGCGATCACGCCACGGTTAAACGAGCAGACAACGGTAGCGATGCAACGTCAGCCAAAACAGTTGGTCTTGTAGGCGCAAACATTACTGCCAGTAATGAAGGACCCGTTATTACCCGTGGCTATGTTGATGGTATTGATCTTTCTGTCGGATATACGGCCGGCGATGTTCTTTGGCTTGGTACTGGTGGCAACTTTACAACTACAAAACCTACTGCACCAGACCATTTAGTTTTTATTGGTGTTGTAGTTCGAGCCACTAACAACGGTATTGTTTATGTTGCTACACAAAACGGTTACGAACTTGATGAGCTTCACAACGTCAGCTTGCCATCGCCCAACTCTGGAGAGTACCTAAAGTACAACGGCTCACTATGGGTAGCCGACGCAATTGATCTTGGTACTGATACAACCGGAAATTATGTTGCTACTATCACAGCAGGTTCTGGGCTTGCATCAACAGGCGCTTCATCGGGTGAAGGTATAGCGCACACTATTTCTTTAGACGATAGTGTGATTATTCAAGTGCAAGTTTTTTCTTAGGAGATAAAAAATGTCTACATTCGCTAAAAAGATATTGAGTGGCTCTACCGATGGGAGACCAATTTTGGTGGCTGCGACAGCATCTGCTGGAACCGTTATCCATACAGGTCCAACTGTTGCTACAACCCTTGATGAAGTTTGGCTTTACGCCAGCAACCCCTCCGGCGCACAACGAACATTGACAATTCAATGGGGTGGCACAACCAGCCCGAACGACCATTTTGTTCTTTTTCTTCCAGCACAAAGCGGTCTTATCGTCATAGCACCTGGTTTAATCATAAAAGGAAACGCAACCCCTCTAGTTGTTCGTGCTTTTTGTGACTCTGCTAACCAAGTAAACATCAGTGGATATGTAAACGAGATTGCATAATGTCAACAAGGTTTTCTGAACGGACTCAACGCACAGGTTTTGTTGATGACTTTCTTCCCAATGTTTCAAGTCCATATAGATTTTTAAGAAACACCCAAGGACTGCCTTGGGTTCGCCCACCTGACTGGCTTTCCACAACTCCCGTAGCCGCTACTGAAGTTTGTTTTTTATATGCGGTGTATGAAGGGGATTCAAACTTTTTTTCATTTACCGTAACCACTTCTTCAGGAAACTTCACTGTTGATTGGGGTGATGCGACAAGCAATTCTTACGCATCTGGCACAGTTGTTAGTAAACAATTTTTATGGTCTAGTTACAGTAATGTTACGACAGGTGGTTTTCGCCAAGCGGTAGTTCGTGTTACGGGAAATATAACTGCTATTGATTTTAACCGCAGACACGCAACTTTGACTTCATCCAATAGTTCATCACAGATTGTTGAAATAACGGCGCAAGGTTCTAGTATCACTTCCTTTTTAATTGGTAGTGTGGGGACTACCCTAATCACTCATTCTGCACTTCAAAGTTTTTCGTTTATCGGCACTTGCTCAATAACAAGCATGAATAAAATGTTTAATAATTGCCGTTCTTTGCAGTCTGTATCTTTACCTAATACCAATGCGGTTTTGGACATGGCATACATGTTTAACGGCTGTACTTCCTTGCAGTCTGTATCCCTACCTGACACTGGTGCGGTAACAGACATGTCATTTATGTTTAATGAGTGCCGTTCCTTGCAGTCTGTATCTCTACCTAACACCAGTCAGGTAACAGACATGAGTTACATGTTTGGCAACTGTACTTCTTTGCAGTTTGTATCTCTGCCTAATACCGATGCAGTTTTGAACATGGCATACATGTTCTACAACTGTACTTCTTTACAGTCTGTATCTCTGCCTAACACTAATGCAGTTTTGAACATGAATGGACTGTTTAATGAGTGCCGTTCTTTGCAGTCTGTATCTTTGACTGACACTGGTGCGGTAACAGACATGAGTCAAATGTTCCTGAACTGTACTTCCTTGCAGTCTGTATCTCTGCCTAATACTGGTGCGGTAACAACCATGTTTGACATGTTTGACGGCTGTACTACATTGCAGTCTGTATCTTTACCTGACACTGGTGCGGTTTTGGACATGGGATTTATGTTCTTCTTATGTACTTCCTTGCAGTCTGTATCTCTACCTAATACTGGTGCGGTAACAAACATGTCATTGATGTTTTATGTTTGTCCTTCTTTACAATCTGTATCTCTACCTGACACTGGTGCAGTAACAGACATGTCAGCCATGTTTTATGACTGTACTTCCTTGCAGTCCATATCTCTGCCTAATACTGGTGCGGTAACAAACATGTCATCGATGTTTAACACCTGTACTTCCTTGCAGTCCATATCTTTGCCTAATACTGGTGCGGTAACAAGCATGAGTCAGATGTTTGGCTCCTGTCTTTCTTTGCAGTCTGTATCTAACCTAAATGGTAATGCAGCAACAGGCAGTAGTGCCTATAGCAGCATGTTTTCAGGTTGTCCTTCCCTGCAAAGTATCTCTGCAATAAACATGAAATTTACCCACTCAATCGGCAGCCTCAAAATGAGCGCAACAGCATTAAACGCATATTATACAGCACTACCAACAGTAACATCAAAAACATTGACAGTAACAGGTAACTGGGGAGTCGCAACAGACAACCCGGCTATCGCTACTGCTAAAGGATGGACGGTAACAGGATGAGCCCAGGATTCTATAAAGTTGACGGTGACCTAATTTATGGCCCCAATTTCGTGCTTCATGCGGACTATGAATTGCGCAAAGAAACAAAAGATGAACATACCTATCCTGTTGATGGTTGGTATTGGTTTGATACAGAAGAAGAAGCACGGGCATACTTTGAGTTGCCAATAGAAGAAGGAACTGAATAATGGCTCGTAACGCACTCATTCAACTACGGCGTGATACCGCCGCCAACTGGACCTCAGTTAACCCAACTCTTGCCGCTGGTGAGATGGGATTTGAAACGGATACTGGCAAGTTAAAGATTGGTACTGGTTCTACTGCCTGGACTTCTTTGCTTTACACTACTGATGCTTCTGACATTACTGGAGCAACCCTTGCGTCTAATGTGGTGTCGTCGTCTTTAACGAGTGTTGGTACTTTGGGTTCGTTGGCTGTTACGGGTGATATTACTCGTGGCGGTGTTTCGTTACCCCGTGGTGTCATGGCTTTTACTAAAGCCACAACGTCTGGCTCCATCGGGAATAATGAACAAGTGCAAATAACTGGTTCATCTTTTACCGCTGTCGCAAACCGTTATTACAAAATCACTTATTACGAGCCGTCAATTGATAGCGCATTTAGCGAAACGGATACTGCTATAGGTAGAATAAGACTCACAAACCTTGCAGGTGCGGTACAACAGACAGCAAAATCGTTTATTTGGTATAGTTCAACGCCCGAAGACATGACTTGTGTTGCTGTCACAACTCTCACCGCTGGCACTGTCAACCTCGTTGCTACTTTGGAAGGTACTACTGGCTTCCCCATCGGTGCAACTCGCAGTGCGACTCAATATGCATTTCTTCTTGTTGAGGACATAGGAGCAGTATAATGGCAACTAACTTTCCCACAACACTAGATAGTTTAACCAACCCATCCTCAGGTCAAACATTAAATTCCCCTAGCCATAGTGGGCAACACCCCCGAAGAATGGCAACCCAATATAGTACAACCTACCGAAACACCCTAGGAGAAGAATAATGTCCAATGTACAACTAGATGTCAACAAGATTGTTGAATCCCTCGTAAATCAGATTTCACAGCAGGCCCAGCGTATCGCTGTCCTAGAGGCTACAATTGATGCTATACAGAAAACCCCTCAGGAGGAATCTCATGTTGTCAACCCAAAATAAAGCTTTAATTGCTTCTTATGCACGTAGCGTACTTGGCGCTGGTGTAGCTACCTATACCGCTACGCAAGACTGGAAACTGACCCTTAATGCTCTTTGGGCCGCGGCTATCCCCGTAGTTATGCGTTTCCTCAACCCCGGTGACACTTCTTTTGGTAAAGGCGCCAAATGAGCCTTCCCTTTATCAAACTTGTAGTCCCTACCGCCCTTAAGCCATACAAGAATGGGCAGTTGCCAGCAAACCTTTTAGCCAGGGTTAAGACGGGTGGCCAGATGTACGCACCAGTAGCTGCTGAGTTCAACAAAATGTACGACGCAGCACTTGCTGCTGGTATCAAGTTAAAGAACGTTGGTGACTACCGCTCATTCCAGGGTCAGTTGACAATGTTTATGGATCGTTATGTAACAACTGATACTGGTACCGGTGTAACCCGTCAATATGAAGGTAAGACCTGGTGGTTGAAGAAGGGTAAAGCTCCTTCGGCTGCGCCAGATCCAACTGGCCTTAAGGGTTCTAACCACGGTTGGGGACTTGCCATTGACCTTGGTTATGATCAGGGTGGTAAGACTGCATCATTTGGTGTAAACGTTCCTGCTTTCCAATGGATGTGCGCTAACGCCCCCAAGTATGGTTTCTACCTTCAGGGCAATAATCCTGCCTCTAAAGAGTTTGAAGCTTGGCACTGGCAGTACGCCCTTGGTGACGCTTCTCCTGATGGTTCAGTACAGGCTGCTCCAGCAGCAGCCCCAGCCGCTCCAGCACCTGCTGGCGGTGGCATGAAGTTTGATTACCCAGGAACTCCTATTGCCCTAGGTTCTAAGGGACCAGGTGCCGCACTTGTCCAGGCAATCATTGGAGCAAAAGCAGATGGCGATTTTGGCCCTAAGTCTGTTGCTTCACTCAAAGCATGGCAGACAGCAAATGGACTAACTGCGGATGGTTCTGTTGGTCCTGTAACATGGAAGAAGATGTTCGGCTGATAAGGAGCCCTTAATGGCTGTTAGAATTCAATTTAGGCGTGGTACCGACACAGAGTGGTCCACGTCAAATCCCATCCTTGCCCTAGGTGAACTGGGGTACGAAAGCACAAACAAGATCATTAAGTTTGGCGATGGTACAACTGCATGGAATACCCTTCCTGTTGCTGCAGCGGGTGACATTACATCTGTTGTTGCTGGTACTGGTCTTACCGGAGGCGCTACCTCAGGTGTGGCTACCCTTAACTTGGACACAAGTATCGTTTTAACAGCCGCAAGTATTGAAGCTAAAGGCGACTTGTTGGTTGGTACTGCAGATAATACATATACCAAGGTTGCCCTCCCAGCAAGTACTTCATCAGATATCACAAATGGTAAGTCACTAGTTGCTGACTCAACCCAGTCTGCTGGTGTTGCCTGGAAACAGGTAGTACCACCAGGCGTAATTCAACAGTACGCAGGCACCACTGCCCCTGATGGTTACCTTTTGTGTAATGGTGCTTCATTCTCAAGTGGTGTTTATGGGGCGCTTGCTACTGTTGTAGGTGACACCTACGGCACGCACTCAGGAACTACTTACTATCTCCCAAACTTGCAGACACGAGTTCCAGTAGGAAAAGCTGCTTCTGGCACTTTTGCTACCCTTGGTGCTACCGGTGGAGCAGAAACTGTATCTTTAAGCGAAGCACAAATGCCCCCGCACACACATGGTATGTCTGCCCACACCCACGGTATGGGTAACCACCGCCACTACATTGGCCATGGTCACTACCATAACATTACGGCGTCAGACTCTGGGCATCAACACCCAGCATCTAGCCCTATTATAAACAATAATGATCAACCAGGGTATTTCTATACACGTCGTGGGACTGCTGGAATAAACTACGACTGGTCGAGTGCAAACCTTGTCCGTTGGGACGCTTATCAGTACCCAGGAACAAGTACCGCATCAGCTAACGTGTCTATTTCTGGTAATGTAACTGACTCAACCACCAACTCTGGAACTCCAATTGCATCTGGAAGTGCCGCAGCAAACAACAATACTGACGCACCAAATGGTACTGGGCTTACAGCAAGTACTGGTGGTACCTCAGGAACAGTAGTTGCACATAACAACTTGCAACCTTATATAGTTCTTAATTACATTATTAAAACCTGATTATAAGGAGTACAAGTGGCGCGCAAAAAGCTCGACCTTACTGGCGCACTAGAAGAAATCCTTCAAAGAGAACAAGAGGCTCAAAGGCTTTTTGAAGAGAGTGGTAGGCGCGAACAACTGTTTCGTTCTGAAGAAGAACGTGCAGATGACGAGGCGCTTCTAGAGATAGAACCAGAAACTCTTGACACTCCTGAATCTAAAACACCAGAAATTCCAGATCCTTCTGAAGTGATACGCATAGGGCAATCGAACAACAGTTCAAGATCCACAAGTAGGCCGGATGACGCATTTAGGCACGGAGATGATTACTACCTAGGTGGTTCACGCACATCCACACGTGTCCAAGGTATCCAATGGATTCCAACAACTTATATAAGCGACAGTATCCCAGCAATTGACAACCCGTTAGAAAATAGCAAAGCAATGATGTACGGTTTTGACGCTGGAGCTTTTGAAACTGGTGTATTTGGTGACATACTTGTTGCTTTTGCACGACCATCAAAAGCTCAAAGTCACGCTATTTATGTGTTTTCAGGTAACAGCAAGAGTCAATGGGATTCATTTAGTAATTCTCCCTCTCTTGGAAGATCCGTTAAAATTTTATCTGGCGGAAGATTATTGCAAGACGGAGATGAAGCTAGGTATAAAGAGCTACATAAAGCAACAGATACAAAAGATGCATGGGAAGACTGGTTATTTGACTATGAAGAATTCCGTAGCATAAGAGCAGGAAACTCTAGGGAATAATGAACAACTTGTACAAAATTGGTAAAGTTTATTGGATACTAAGGGACACAGGAATATCAAAAGACAAATTATTGTCAACTGGTTTTATGCGCCAAACCTCTGCCCCCTATGCAACTGGTAAAGGTATTCAAATACGCATTAAAAAGTATGTTTTTCAAATTGGGTTGTGTTCTACACCCAAAACCCTTGCAGACGAAGAGGGCTTGCTGTACGCTGTGCAGGGTCGCATACTGGATACACCACCTGGGGAAATTGGAGATTGGTAATGAAACTGTTCATTAAAAAACAAGCTGAAGAAAAGTTTAAGGGTTCTTCTATTCCTCGTGTCTCTAACATGGAAACACAACAGCTAAAGAACTGGTTTAATACCACCATTATGCATCTTGGTGAAGCATATGACTCTTGGCGCTATAAAGACGCACCTGACGAGGTATCACAAATTATTACAATGTTAGATGAGATCTGGAAAGAATTGCAGTCCAGAAGTGATAAATGAATTAACAGTTGAAGAACAACTTAATGAAGAACAAGAGCAGGGACTTGATGACTCCAATGAGTTAGACGAAACTTCTGCGGAATTCATTGATCAGTTAGTTTTAAAGCTCATTTTGTTTACAGAAGAGTTTTGTAATATCAAGCTATTCCCATACCAAGTTCCAATTGCCTACCGAATTATTGAGTCAATTGTTCTGGGTGATGGTGAAGAAATGACCCTAGTGGCTACTCGTCAGTCCGGTAAGTCTGAGGTTCTTTCTAATGTTATGGCCTCTATGATGGTTATCCTACCTAAGCTTTCCAAGGTATATCCCACATGGTTAGACAAGTTTGAAAAAGGCTTTTGGTGTGGTGTTTTTGCCCCTGTTGAAGATCAGGCAGACACGGTGTTTAGCCGTATTGTCAACAAGCTAACTAGTGACCATGCTATGGATTTCTTACTTGACCCAGAGATTGACGACAAAGCCACTTCAGGCGGTGCACGTGGTAAGGGCCGTATTATTAGCCTCAAACACTCTGGCTCGCTTTGCCGTATGCAGACTTGTAACCCTAAGGCAAAGATTGAATCTAAGACTTACCACTTTGTCATGATTGACGAAGCTCAAGAAGCTGACGAATTCATGATTGCAAAGTCAATCAAACCAATGTTGGCGTTCAACAACGGTTCAATTGTCCTTACTGGCACCGCTACTAGGAATAAGTCTTATTTCTATAAGATGATCCAGTACAACAAAAGACGAGATATCAATGGAAAGCGTAACCATCGTCAGGCTCACTTTGAGTATGACCATCGCGTAGCTTCAAAGTACAACGATAATTACGCCAAGTTTATTTCTAAAGAAAAAGTACGTATTGGCGAAGACTCTGATGAGTTCCAGATGTCCTACTGTAATAAGTGGATTTTAGAAAAAGGTATGTTTGTCACTGACGAGCGCCTATCCCAAATGTACGACGCATCAATGCCTATTGTTAAACAGTGGTGGAGAACACCTATTGTGGCTGGTATTGACGTTGCCCGTACTAATGACTCTACTGTTGTAACGGCAGTGTGGGTTGACTGGGACCATCCAGATGGGTTTGGGTTCTACGAACACCGAATTCTCAACTGGTTAGAAATCAACAACACTGAATGGGAACAGCAGTACTTTGAGATCGTTGACTTTTTGCGTAACTATGATGTTTACAGAGTAGGCATTGATGCTCAGGGTGTGGGTGGAGCTGTTACAGAACGTCTACAGATCCTGTTACCCCATATTGAGGTTACAGCCGTGTCGTCTGATGCTAAGACCCAGAATGAGCGTTGGGTTCATTTGACTGAACTAATCCAGCGTAATCAACTGGTTGTTCCAGGGCACTCTAAAGCAAGGCGTACTAGGAACTGGAAGAAGTTTAACCAGCAGATGTCGGACCTAGAAAAGGTTTACCGAGGACCTTACCTTTTGGCTGCCGCCCCAGACGAACGTGGGGCCTTTGACGACTACCCAGACTCCCTGGCCATAGCATGCTCCCTATCTGTAACTGATACAATGCCTACTATCACTGTTAGTGAGTCACCCTTCTTCGGACGGTGATAAAAAGTGGTAATATTTAAAAAAGAAATGAGTATTCCTTAGGAGGATACATATGCAGGTAGCTCCCAACCCCATGTTCCCAGAAACCGGAATGGCAACTTTTGAGCGTACGTACGCTCCTAGTATGCCCGGCAACCGTGGACCTCTTCGTTTTGAAGAAGGTATTGCAACTGACACCGATGTCCCGTACGACTTTGGTGTAGGTGCCTACGAAGACACCGCTCCGGCCCCTGGCCGCAGCAACCACAACAACCCAGAAATGTTCTACAAGTACGCCGAAGAGACCATGCGTGAGCGCGCTCATGTTGGTTCGTCGTCTTGGATTGAAGCACCAGCAATGCTTGGTGATTTTGTTCAAGGAACGATGTCTGGTGAAGGCATGCCTACTTTTGAGTATGCATTTGGATCGGGTGGCTACATGAAGCGCCCGAATCCGACAGTCGTCTATGACTGATCGCGCCTATCTGTAAACTTATCTGTTTACACTAGGGAGAAAAGACGGGGGTAATTCCCCGTCTTTTTTGTATCCCGTAATCAAGAGTCTTTGGTAGAGTTCATGTCTCAACAACTCAGGAGAAGCTATGACTGCCAACGATTACCACTCAATTCTTAACTACCTTTCACGTGTTTCTGTGCGTGGATTTGCTGATGAAGACGAACTGGTAAATCTTATGAATAAGGTTAAGAAACACATTAACCGCACAAACAAAAGCAATAACGTGTATACTGACGCAAGCACTAAAGCTGCTTAATTAAGTCACCACTAGGAGCACAACATGGAGCAAAAGTCATCACTGGTTGATGACCTGGTGTCGCCTAAAACCCATAATTCTAAATTAGATTGTGGGTTAACTAAGATCCGTACTCAAATGGATGAAGAAGCTGCTGAAGCTTTGGATAAAGCAATTGAGATGATCAGGCATGACGCTGGTTCAGGAAGGTCTAAGGTTTATTCTTGCGAATGGCTTACAGACGTTCTTCGTAAGCACAAATATGACATAAGTTCAAGTACCGTTGCAAGACATGTAGCAAAGAGGTGTAGATGTGAGTGACCTGGCCAAAGACTTAGGTAACACCAAGTACGCATTAGGAAGAATTGCTGAGCTTTTAAAGCGCAACGATATTGATGTTGACGAAATTGGAGGTGTAAAGAAAGTCTCCCTGTACCAGTCACTTACAAAGAATGAAGCCGGCGAAGCTGAGATCCATGACCTAATGGGTATTCAGTTCTCTCCAGCCTTTGAGAGCGGGCCACAATGGCCTGTAATCCAACAGGGGCCTTCAGTAAAGCTTCCAGTTGTAAAGGTTAAGCCAAGCGTTGCAAATGATTACCAAAAGTGTGTAATCCTTCCAGACATGCAAATTGGTTATTTCCGAGATGCAAATGGAACTTTGGTTCCCACCCAGGATGAAAGCGCCCTAGAAATATCTATGGCAATTATTAAGTCAGTTAACCCTGATTTGATTGTCATGGTTGGCGACAACCTAGACTTCCCTGAGTTTGGTAAGTACAGGTTAAGCCCAAGCTACGCCCTTACTACTCAAGCCGCAATTGACAGGGCAACTACTTTGTGTGCACAACTACGAGCAATTGCCCCTCAGGCACGTATTGTCTGGTTGGCTGGAAACCATGAGGAAAGGTTAGTTAACTATGTACTTGACAACGCAAAAGCTTCGTTTGGCCTCAAGAGGGGTAACACCCCTGAAAGTTGGCCTGTACTTAGTATCCCTTATCTCTGCCGCTTCGCTGATTTTGGCGTGGAGTTTGTACCGGGCTATCCAGCTGGACAATTTTGGATCAACCAAAGGCTCAGGGTTATCCACGGCACAAAAGTACGGAGTAACGGGTCGACAGCGCACGCCTACCTTGGGTCAGAAAAAACGTCTGTCATTTACGGACACATCCACAGGCGTGAATGGGCTGAACGGTCCCGTGACGATTGGGATGGCGCAAAGACCATCATGGCCGCATCCCCTGGTACGTTGGCCCGCTGTGACGGAGCCGTCCCAAGCACCAAGGGGGCGCTCGACCTGGACGGTCGACCTATGACCATTGTGGAGGACTGGCAGCAAGGGATTGCTGTCGTTACCTACCAGCCTGGTGAGGGTGAGTTCTGGTATGAACAGGTCCCGTTCCATAGCGGATGCGCTATGTATCATGGTAAATTGTACAAATCATAACTAGTACAATGTCATTATGACCTACCCGTACAAATTTGCTGTCGTTGAATGGATTGACGCTTTTGATAGCGATGGTACATGGGTATACAAAGACGAATATGAATTTGACCCAGCACTTCCAGTTACTGTTGGTTGGGTTCTTGAAGGGTTACAAGAAGGTTATATAACAATGGTTTCAACTTTTTGTTTGTTTAAAACTAAGACAGACATGTACAGTAACATGATGCATATCCCGTCTGGAATGGTTAAATCCATAACATACGTTGATATTCCTGATAATATAAGTAAACCTAAACGACAAAACAGGGCAAGGTCTAATGCCGATTGATTTCTGGTCACCAAGTTATCGCGCTTCATCTAGCGACCTTACTGTTGCCATCTCCCCTCTTGGGTTGGTGGAGTTAGCCGACGAAGAGTTTGAAGTCCATGGACCGCGCCTTAACCGTTATTCAACGTGTTGGGCCTGGTACCTGGGACACCACTGGTCATACCGTCGTGAAATGGGTGAACAGAACATCACCCTTAACTACATCCGTACAATGTCGGATTACATTACAAACTTCTGTTTTGGTAAAGGCATTCAATGGAAAGTACCAGAACAGAATGCTGCCATTATTCCCCACCTTTTGCATAAGGTTTGGGAACAAGATAACTCAAAGCATTACGTTCTTTGGGAAATGGGCCAGCTTGCTAGTGTTACTGGTGACTGCTTTGTTAAAGTGGCTTACGAAGAGCCTTACGAGGACTCGGCTGGGATGTACCACGAAGGTCGTGTACGTGTTATCCCCATAAACCCATCTCATTGTTTCCCTGAGTACCACCCTCACGACCGTGACCGTATTCTTCGGTTTAAGTTAAAGTACCGTTTTTGGGGTACCAGTCCTGAAGGCACCCGTCAGGTTTACACCTTTACTGAAATTTTGACTGACGACTCAATTGAGCAATACATTAATGATGAGTTGATTGACCAATACGAAAACCCACTAGGCATTATTCCTATTGTTCATATCCCTAACATGACTATTTCTTCGTCACCTTGGGGCCAATCAGACATCTGGGACATCATTCCACTTAACCGTGAAATGAACGAAAAGATGACTGAAATCTCTGACATTATTAACTACCACGCAGCTCCAGTGACCATTATTACTGGCGCTAAAGCAAGCCAATTAGAACGTGGTCCTAAGAAAGTTTGGGCTGGGTTGCCTAAAGACGCCCATGTGTACAACCTTGAATCCCGTGGTGAAATGGCTGGAGCAATTGAGTACATTAGCTTCTTAAAGAAAGCAATGCACGAAATTACTGGTGTACCTGAAACAGCATTAGGTCAGTTCCAGCCAGTTTCAAACACTTCGGGTGTAGCACTCTCTATCCAATACCAGCCAATGATGAACCGCTTCAACATGAAGCGCATTCACTTTACTAAGGGCCTGGAAAAGATTAACGAACTAATCATTCGTACTTGTGCAGTGTTTGAACCTGAAACCCTCATATATAACCCAACCTTGGGAGAACCACCAGAACAAGATCAGCTTCCACAGCTAGATCCAGCTGATCCTCTTACATACCGCACTCAAACACACTGGCCAGAACCTCTGCCAATTGACGTGCTTATTAAACTTAACGAAGTACAAGCCAAAATGGCTTTGGGACTTGAATCCAAAGAAGGTGCACTCCGCACATTGGGTGAAGAATTCCCACGTGAAAAACTTAGTGAAATCTTTGAAGAGCTACGTGACGACGCGGTTGATCAGGGTGCCTTAGACATGCTTAGGGCGCAAATCAATCAAGCTGTAATGATGGCTACAGGTTTGTTACCAGGCCCTGGTGGATCATCAGTGCCTGCACCTTCTGAAGGTGGTAATGTAGCAAATGCAGGGAACCCGCAGGACCCACAAGGCCCCCTGCCTGGTACAGACGTAATGGGTGGACCAGTTGCGGGAATGGTAAACAATATAGTTGCAAAGGCATACGGAGCTAGGTTCGCCCAGCGTCGTGTTCCTGACGAAGAATAATAAGTACATTAACTCAGCCCACATAAGCCCAACCAATAGAGGTAAAGACATGTCAGTTCAAAGTAGTGAAGACGGTATTACAATCCCTGTAATTCAAGAGCAAGCTCCTGTACAGGAATCACGTGCCGAAGAGAAGTACTTTTCTGAAGATGAAGTCCAGAAGATTCGTCAGCAGGAAAAGGGCAAGATGTATAAGCGTCTTGAAGATGCTGACCATCGTGTCAAGTCAATGGAAGAGCAGTTGAACGTACTCAGTTCTGAGCGTGAGAAGGCAATCAAAGAAGCTGAGGAGCGCGCTCGTAAAGAAGCAGATATCCTCCGTCAGCGTGAAATTGAAGAGCTTTCCGCAAAAGAACTTCTCGCAAAGCGTGAAGATGAGTTCAACAGCCGTATTAACCAGGTTGAGCAAGAGTGGGGCCAGAAGTTCTCTGAACTTGAAAAGCAACGCCAAGCGCAAGATGCACTCCTTGAAAAAGAGCGTAGTCTTCAGCAACTTGAGTCATACCGCCAACGACGTTTGCAAGTTGAGCAAGAAACAATTATCCCTGAATTACGCGATCTGATTTCAGGTAACACTGAAGAAGAGATCGACAATAGCATTGCAGTACTTCGTGAACGAAGTAATGCTATAATCGAATCAATCCAGAGGACGAGCCCACCAGCCCGCCCTAAGGGGGCGTCTTTAACGGCTCCTCCTTCTGGACCACTGGATAACCAATCGGAATACCAGACGTTAAGTGCGGAAGATATCCGCAACATGCCGATGGATCAATACGTGAAGATGCGTGACAGGCTAATGAATGCCCGCCCTCAACGAGGTCGGTTTTAACTAAAACCCAATAAACCTATCCATCGGAGGATATTAATATGGCATTACCCGCCCCCCAAGGAGGTGCGATTACCGGAGCAGGTCTTGGTTCAATTTCCACGACCGGTTACTCCAGTGATAGTACCCTTTCACCCGCAATCCAGCAGATCTGGTCCAAGGAAATCTTGTTCCAGGCTATGCCGGTTCTTCGTTTTGAACAGTTCGCTGTCAAGAAGACCGAGCTTGGCGTTCAGCCTGGTTTGACCATCAACTTCATGCGCTACAACAACTTGGCAGTCAGCGAAACCGCTGGCGCAGCCTTGTCAGAAGGTGTGCGTATGGAGCCGGTAGCCCTTTCGGCTAGCCAGATCCAGATTACCGTGTCAGAACACGGACAGGCCGTTGCCGTTACCGAATTGTTGCTCAACGCAGCATTCGATGACGTTATGGCTTCGTCTTCACGTTTGCTCGGTCGTCACATGGCACAGAGCATGGACATCCAGGCTCGTAACACCCTCTACTCGAATGGTGTTCCGTTTGCTGGTGGATCAGCTGTAGCTCCGAGCGTTGTCTTCGGTCGCAAGACCTTGGGTTCAACCCGTGGCTCAATTGCTCCGTACGATGCTGGCACCCTTGGTACCGCTTCGTCGCCTGGCTACCTCAGCCCTGCCTCAATCAAGGACGCAGTTGAAGTCCTCGCTGGTCAGAACATCCCGCGTTTGGGCGACACCTACGTGTGTTTCGTCCACCCGTCGCAGAGCCGCTCGCTCCGTGACTGGCCGGAATTCATCGAAGTCACGAAGTACGCCGCTCCCGGCAACTTCATGCTCGGTGAAATCGGTCGTTTGTACGACGTAGTGTTCATTGAGACCACGCAGGTCAAGCAGGGTCTCACGATTCCTGCTGACATTGACTCAGTGACCGCAGGTGCTCAGGCTCCTGATGCTGCTTCATACAGCGCAATCATGATTGGTGACAACGCATTCGGTCACGCTATTGCCCTCCCGGTTGAACTCCGTGACGGTGGTGTCATTGACTTCGGTCGTGAGCACGGCTTGGCTTGGTACGCAATTTGGGGCTTCGGTGTTATCACCCACGAGTCTCGCGTCATCATCAACACCAAGGGTGGAGCAATTTCGTCCACCTGAGTTATTTAGTAAGAATGATGTAGTATGGTGGGGGTGGTTAATCACCCCCACCATATTCATTTATGTACTCAATAAGGAGAAATCATGGCAGCACGTAAGAAGCCCTCAGCATTCACTGCTGAACAAGTTGAAGATCAAGACGAGTTCGATTCGGAAGACGAAGTTGTTGTTGCAGAACCAGTGACAGTAATGTCTGCTGACAGCGACTACGTAAACGCCCGTGTTAAGGGAACATGGAAAATGTTCTGGGGCAGTGATTCTTATGACTTTGTTGATGGTAAGCGTTACAAGCTCCCCAAGGACTTGTATGCCTACCTTCGCAAGAGCAGCAACATCTACGACACCCTCTGAGGTAACCGATGGCCTATATAATCCCCAATGCAACTGATACCACTTCAGGTAACAAGTATGCAGTTCTAGACCAGGCTGAGCCAGACTCAATTGACTTTGAGATTCTTGGCAATGACAAGACTGGTGTTATTAGCGGTTGCGCTGTAACTCCTACTGTTGCTGGTAGCAATACTGCAGTATCAGTTGCTGGGGGTGTGGTCGTACTTAATAATGTGGTTTACACAGTTGCTGAAAACACTTTCGTAACTATCCCACAACCACCCACTACCTCTACCTTTGGGCGATTTGACTTAGTTGTAGCACGCCTCAGTGGCTCTGCAATGGTCTTAACTGGCCTTTACGGAACAGAGTCTGCGGCAAACCCAACGCACCCTAAGTCGTCTAGCCGTTTGGTTTCTACAATTGGAGTAGACGTTTTGTCTTACTTCAATCCTGCTACCGATGTGGTTTTGGCTTCTGTGTACCGTGCTCAAGGTATTCCCACAGTCCTTGCATCACACATTGTTGACAAGCGTCGTGATATCAACACCCCAATTGCCTACCGAGCAGCCGCTTATCCGGCAGCTACCACAGGCGATATTGGTGATCTTTACTTGCGTACATCAACGCTCTTAACTGGCGAATCTGGTGTGCATGTAAAGCGCGATGCATCTACGTGGATTCAATTAGCAATTACTCCTATTGATCCAGGCGTACCGATTGGGACTGTTATTACCTGGGTTTCTCCAGTTGCTCCAAATGGTGCTGTATGGATTGAGTGTAATGGTGATCCAGTTTCCCGTACTACTTATTCTTCTTTGTATACTGTGCTTACAAACAGTGGAGCTACGTTCCCTTATGGAACTGGTAATGGCTCAACAACGTTTAACCTCCCAGATTTCCGTGGTTTTTATATGGCTGGCCTACCATCTGCTGGTGGAGCATTGGGAACTGCTGCTGGAAACTTGGACAACGCAATTGATATTGGGATAACAAATATCCCTTCTCATCAACACAGTATTAACCACGGGCACACTGGAACTGCACAAGACGGTGGGGTACACACTCACACCCCAAGCAACGGTGACCAAGACTTTGCTACTCGTGGAAGAACAGAGTACCCACCAAATGGTTACCTTGCATTGTATGACACCAACGGAGACGGTTACGGAGACGGCGTAACTTATGCTGGGGGTGCTGGTAGTGGTATGGCAATTAGCTATAACACAACTACTTCACCCGCACCCACACATACACACACAGTTGATGTCCCACTTTCAAGTGGTTTGGTGTCTGGTTTTGCTGGACAATCTACCCCTACCCCTATCAACATCCAGCCAAACACAATGTACGTTAAGTACTACATCCGTTACGCATGAGTAACCTCCCTAAGCCCACAAATATCCCTGCTCAGCAGGTAGTTTTAAAGCGCACTGTTTCAAGTGCGCGCAACCGAGAGACACAACCCGCTTACAATCAGCCTAAACAGGACACTCTTCCGCCACCTAGCAACATCTAGTACACTATAGACGTGGCCACTTTTGCTGATATAAGCACAATTGCTCGTACTTATTTACGAGATTTCCCAAGGTTCTTTCAAGTAACCTTTGATGCTGCTGGGCGTACATATGAGTTGGGTCATGTCAACATTGACACATCCAGTATCTGGATCGCAACATACACATCTGGTGGGGCTACTACAGAACTTGCTTCAACTAGTTATGCACTTGATGAGCGTAATGGTATTTTACGCCTCGCTACCTTGCCAGCTTCTGGCTCAAAAATCATGATTGAAGGGTACTACTACGAGTGGCTTACCCCTGCTGATCTTGATTTCTACTCGCAGCGCGCTTTAGAAAAGCATATCCGTGACCTTGGCGTAGGTATTGACGGAATGTCTGAAGTTCTCATTAACGCAATTGGTATTGCCGCCATTTGTGAGTCTTTGTGGGCTCTAATGACCGAGTTCAGCCGTGATATTGATGTGATTACATCTGAGTCTGTGCACATCCCCGCCAGCCAGCGTTTCCGCATGGCTCAGTCATTGCTATCCCAATGGGAAGGGGAATACCAACGTCACGCCACTGCTCTTAACATTGGTATTGACCGTATTGAGGTCTTTAGTTTGCGTCGTACATCACGTACAACTAACCGACTTATTCCGCTATACAAGCCCAAGGAATTTGGTGACTACTCACCCATGGAACGCTTGTGGCCCGATGTTGACCCTGGCATCATGAATCGTGAAGTGCTTGAAGACGACTTGCGCACAGATGTTTACATTGACACTACCCCAAGGTCTGGGCAGACCACTAACGCCTATTACTGATGGATGTACGTAGAGAACTTGACATTATTAACAAACACTTTCGTAGGCACCATAAGGTAGCTAACGAAACTGTAGTTTGGTATGAATTTAACATCCTGGGTTCTGCCAGCGTAAACAGTATTTATGATGATGTTTACGACGAAGGAATTCGCGGAACTGGTGGCAAATCATATAAAGATGGCGTAATTATCCCAATTATGTTGGGGTCTGAAAATGAAGATCAAAAAAGGGCTATTCCAGAAGCCAGACAGCCTGTTCAAACAATGGACATTTTTGTGTCAATTAAAGACATGCGTGATGCTGGTATTTCTACACCATACGAATACCGTGACCATTTAAATGATTTATTTTTGTATGACGGACGGTACTATGCGGTGTATGACTACAAGGTTAGAGGTCGTCTAAAAGACGACATATTTGTCCTTATTTCAGGTCAAGAAACATTTATTAACCAAGAGTTCCTAAATGATCCAGGCCCTGGTGCGCTTGGTCTAGACAACTTTCCTTGGCCTGCAACACTTCCAATAATAGAGTAGAATAGGAGTACTCAACGAGCGTTGAGTGCCCCAACTGCCTAGACTCGGAGAGTGCGCCATGCGATTGGCTTCCTCAAAACCTTCTTCTTTGAGTCTTTCACTTGCCGCTATTTTGGTTGGCTCTACCGGTCTTAATAAGCAATTCACTAAATCAACTGGGGTAAATACTAAGACCCGTAAACTTGCAGCTAAGTACCAGGCTGAAGTTCGTAAACACGCCAAGACCCAAGAGGGTTGGTCTGAAATTGCTGATTCCCTTAAAGTTTCTATTTTAAATAATAATTCTGTAAAAGTTTCAATTGATGGTTCAAATGAAATTAAAGAAAAAGCCAAGATGCTTGAGTACGGCACCGGTGAAAAATCACCTAATGCCCTTATTAGAACGTTTGAATCTAAGTTTAATGATGATGTACAAATGTCACTTAGGGGTTACAATTGAGTAACGCTGGATTCCTCTTGGCAGAAGATGCTGCTGTAAAAGCCAGATTTGCAAACATTGCTGTTTCGGATGACCGAGAAGCAACTCGCGTTGCTGATGTGTTCTTTAGGTATCCGGATGGTGAGAAAGAAAAAAACTACCCATTTATTACCATTGAAAACGTAGGCATTACCCATAATAGGGCGTTACAGCATTCTGAACAGAACTATTACTACAGTAACGACTTTGCTGGAGCTTCACTTTCGCCGTCCTTTATTGACTACTTTCCGTCAGAACTAGATGCTGCAGGTATGTCTACCACCCTTGGTGCAGGCGCTTACTTAAAAATGGATTCCTTTGTGCCAGTTACCTTGATCTACCAGGTATCTACATACGCACGAAGTGCCCTTCATGATCGTCAACTTACGTCAAAGATTATGCGCCGAGTAGTACCTTTGCGCAAGGGCTTTATTGACGTCCCAGAAGATGGGACAATTCGTAGGTTTGACCTTATGTCTTGGGGTAACAGTGACCTTCTTGATGGAGAAGCTGGGTACCGCAAGAGGATCTTTAGAAAAGTGTACACAATTCATATGTCAGCCGAGATACCAGCTTCAGATATGACTGCCCTCAAGCACGTCACCTCTGTTGTTGGTAAGATAACAAACATAAACAATTCGAGTAATTCTGTATTCATCCCGCCGTTTTTGGAGGTATTTTAAATGGCCACATATTCAACTCCAGGTGTATACGTAAGTGAATCAACGTTAGTTAGCAACACCCAACGTTCTAACAACGCCGATTCAACTGCCGTATTCTTTGGTACTGCCCCGCGCGGTCCACTTGCTGCAACTTTGATTAACTCATGGAGTGGCTTTAAGTCAATTTATGGGGATATCAGTGCTAACAATGAACTTGGCTACGCTGTCTATCACTTCTTTGCAAACGGTGGTCGTGAAGCCTACATTGTTCGTGTTTTGCACACCTCTGGAAGTGCTCCTCTTGCAACAACTGCTACGGCAACTGTTCCGTACTACCCAACTGGTAGTGGCTCAGCCTCTGGTTCACTCCTTACGTTGAGTGCAACCAGCCCTGGAGCATGGGCTGACGGAACCTTAACCAATAAAGGTTTGTCTGTAAAAGTTAACTCGGACAACCGCACCGGAGCAATTACTGCTACTGCATCGGTTATCCCTACTTTTAACTTGACCGTTTATCTTGATGGTGCTGAAGTTGAGCGTTGGAATGAGATTTCAACAGATCCAGCAAACAACCGATATGCGCCCACTGTATTGAACACCTACTCCCAGTACATCAATGGTGTAGTTGGTGCTTCTGCTGGAAGTGTTACAGCCGCTAGTGCTACTTGGGAATTCATTACTACTGAGAAGAAGTTCTCCGCATCGGTTGATGGAACCGCAGTTACTGGTGACGACTACACGGCTGCTATTAACAGTAAACTTGAAACCATTGAAGGTGTTCTTATCTTAAATGCCGTTGGGCAAACAAGTAGCCTCGTTGTGAACGCCCTTATTGCTAAGGCCGAAACTCGTGGTGATTCCTTTGTTGTTATTGACCCGTCAACTTCAACTGATGCTGCAACCATTGGTGCAGGTACTGTACAGGGTTACACCCCCTCGTCATACGCAGCGGTGTACTACCCAATGCTCAAGATGGCTGATCCAACCAAGACTGGGCCTGCTGCAATTCGTGACACCTACCCAGGTGGCGCTGTTGTTGGAGCGTACATTCGTTCAGAAGTGACTCGTACGGTTGCTAAGGCTCCTGCAGGTTATGGCACTGATGTTCGCAATGCGATTGGCCTCACGGCTACATTTACACCAACAGAAGCAGATGACCTTTACGCAAAGTACGGAATTAACTTGTTTAAGTCGGTTCCTGGAGCGGGAGTTATCATTAATGGTACTCGCACCCTTGACAAGCTTTCACCCGGCAAATACATCCCAATCCGCCGTTCGCTTAACTACATTAAGCAGTCCCTTAAGGACGCAACGCAGTTTGCAGTATTTGAACCTAACGACCAGCGCCTATGGGACCGTATCAGCATGACAACCTCAGCCTTCCTTGGTGAGTTCTGGCGTGCTGGTGGTCTTAAGGGTGGCAACTCTGCAGAAGCTTTTTACGTTACTTGTAACAGCACCAACAATACGTCAACCAGTATCAACAACGGTGAAGTACGCCTTGAGGTTGGAGTAGCCCTACAATACCCAGCCGAATTCATTGTAATCAACGTCAGTCAATGGACTGGCGGCTCTAACACCGTATCGAATCTCTAAGGAGTAATAAATGGCACGTTCAGCTGCAACAGACCCAATTCGTAACTTTAAATTCCAGGTTACGATCAATACCTCAGGCGCCCTTGGTGCCGCTACTACAGGACTAGGAAGCATCGGCTTTGCCGCTATGTCCGGTCTCTCAGTTAACAACGAAATGGTTGGTTACCGTGAAGGTGGCATGAACACCCACCCGCACAAGTTTATTGGCCAGTCAGATTTTGCTCCGGTTACATTTAGCCGTGGTGTGTTTGCTGAACAGGACCAACTGTACAAGTGGCAGCAGTTTTTGCATTCGTGGAACCAGGCTTCAAGTGGTTCAACAAGTGCGGACAATGACTACCGTTGTGACATCCTTGTCAAAGTTTTTGATCACCCTGTTTCTTCTGGTTCATACAGTACCCCTGGTGCCGTAAATGGGAACTCAGGAAATGTTGGTGATGCTCGTTTTGGTTTCAAGTTGTTTAACTGCTTCCCTGGAACCTACTCATTGAACGACCTTAACGCTGGTGACAGTGGCATTATGGTCCAACAGATGACTCTTAACCACGAAGGCTTTGTGATAGCCTGGACTAAAGAAGACGTAGAAAAACTTTCATCAATCTAATACTTAAACATAGGACTACAAATTGACACTTAAAACAGACGCAGACGCGGTTAACTCCGCTATCCGTGAACCAGTTCCTGAACTACACGCTCCAGAAACAGTCTCAGCAACCCTTCAGCGCGGCCTAATTGACCCTGCTACGGGGTTGTGGCAGGTTGACTCAGAAGTGCGTGAAATGACTGGGGCTGACGAAGAGTACATGGCTTCTTTAGAATCAAAAAATGCCGTAACTTATGGTGAGTACATGGCAACTTTGCTTAAGAGGACTGTTGTTCGTGTTGGTTCAATTAACATTGGCGATCATCCTTCGGCATTAGACAACCTTACAATCGGTGATCGAGACATTCTTTTCTTGGGTGTTATCAAGGCAACCTACGGTACTTCAAAAGACTTCCAAGTTGAATGTGGTAGTTGTAACAAGAGTAATGACATTGTTATGAATCTTGATGAGGATTTTCCAATTCAAACACCAAACGTAGATTTACGTGGTACAACAAGTCACACTCTTCGTAAAGGTAAAATTGTTAAGTTGCGTGTTCCTACGTCAGCAGACAACATGCAAATTGCCAAAAACGCACAATCTGCTTCTGCCCAGAACACCCTTATGATTGCAAAGTGTGCAGTCTGGGAAGATGGGGAAACAGCACCTACTGACGTTGAGGCATGGGCTAAAACCCTTAATGTTGCCGACCGTAATAACCTTGTTCGCAGCCTCCTTGAAATCAAGGCTGGCCCGAAGCTCGAGGCGGTGAATGTCCCGTGCGCTCACTGTAACGAAGAAATGGTTATAAGGATCGACTGGATCTCACTTTTACTTAGCTAATATCAAATATACTTATTGGGAATACGAACTGATTGCTTCTGTTTACAAAGGGTTTAACCTCTCGGATTTACGGTCAATGACTGTCCGCCAAAGGGACTTCTGGTTCCGTATGGCAAAATGGCGTAATACCTAACGGAGGAACCTATGGCAGATAAACCAATCATTGGCGATGATGGTGCAGTAGTATCCAAAAACATCCAAAAAGTAGAACGCGAAATGACGTCTGCCCTTAATAGGGTTCTTGACACTGTTGAAAAGCGCTTAGACAAAATTGGTCAGAAGTTTGCTGAAACAGTTAGTGGAGCAGTAAACGACTCTGCGGGTGGGAAAGTTGGTGGTGCTGGCACCAAAATTGCTGGTGGCATATTCCAACCAACAAGTTCCGCAATGGGCAAGGGTGCCGAATCTGGTGCGGAAAGTATTGGTGGAGTAGGTGGCATGCTTGGCAAGACCAAGATGATGGGTAACCTCAGTGCTACTGCAATGAACCGCATAAATATGGGTGTTACGGCAGTCAATATGGGCATTGACGCTGCAAACTCTAGGTTTGATCGTGGACGAGAAGGCGTTTTAGAAGCAGACCGTATGTCTGTGCTTTACCAGCAAATGACTGGTAAAAGTCAACTTGGTGTCAGCTCTACCTACAGAATGCCCCTTACCAACTACCGCCTAGGTGCAGGTGGTATTAATGCTTTGATGGGCTTAGAAGCCTCTACAGGCATCAGTGGTCGCCAACAGGCTTCAAGCGTTGAAGCTTTTCGTACCATGTCTGGTTACACCATGGGTGCTGGTGAAGCAACTGGAATGATTAACAACCTAGCAAGCGCCTCAACTGTAAACCGTATGTTTATGATGGGTGGAACATCTCTTGTTGGTATTGGCGGAAAACAAAACTCGGCAATGGATGTTATGAAGGGTATTGTTAAGTCAGCAGGACTTACTGACCCAGCAATCCTCAAAGGAGCGTTAGCTCCAGGTTCAATTACTCGTTCAAAACTCTCAATGATGGGTGTACCTGAGGAAATGCAGACTCAGGCAATTCAGTATGCTATGCAAAACCAAACCTTTAAAGGTAAGGGTGGCAAAGGTATGTACGACCCCAGCAAAGAAGCTGATCGTCGTAAAATGGGTATTGAGGAAAACTTTGCTACTCAAGTTGAAGAAACACAACGACTGGAGACAAAGCGTGACGAAAACTTCTACCGTCGTCAAGTAGACAACTACGCTCATCTTGAACGACAAACTCAATCTTTGACTAAAATGTTTGGCGCTCTAGAAGACAAGCTATCTGGAGTTCTTGGTTTAGTTGGATCTAATAAAATTGCAACATCAATTTTTCAATCTGCAACGGGACCATTTGGAGACCCATCTGGCGGTGGAGACCCAGCTGGTATTCCTATGCCACAAAACATTTCTGCAGCGGCGTCAAAAACTTCATTTAACAATCTAAGCGCTCAATTTAAAGAACGCCTTACTAAAATGATGGCAGACAACCCAAATGTTACGTTTGGTCAGGGTGTTCGTTCATCAGCTGATCAGCGAACAATGTTCTTATCCCGTTATACCAAAACAAACTCTCCAACAAATGCTAATGGTGAAAAGAACTGGCAATGGGACGGCGCCTACTGGGAACACACAAGTGGAGCACCTGCAGCACCCCCAGGACGTTCTATGCACGAAATTGGACTTGCAGCAGACCTTGGTGGAGACTTGGATTGGGTTGTTAGGAATGCTCACAAATACGGACTAAAACACTTTGCAGATGTCAATGGAGAAAACTGGCACGTTCAACCCGCAGAACTCCCTAATGGTAGAGCTGCTTATGAAAAAATGGGAGCACCTTGGGGTAGGGGCCCTGCTGGCGCAGCTCCTTTTGATCCAAGCTCAAATTTTGGTGATTCATTAGATCACTCACCTAGAGGAAAAATGGCAGGTGGTTCTAGTACCTCCCAATCTTCTTCTAGTAGGAGTTCCAGTAGGAGTATGCGTGCTCCAACAATTTCTGAAAAAGTAGCAGCAAAACTAAGCCCAATTGGTGCTGGTGGGTCTAGTGCTCCATCTGGACGAAGGGTTATATCTGGGCGCGTTAAAGGAGCTAGTGGCACTGATGTCATTACATCTTCAAACTTGCCTTTTGGTGGACAAGCACCATCTGGTGTAAGTATCACGCAATGGTCTACTGATTTTTTAAATAAAGTTGGAGCACCTGTTACAGAGTCAAACATTCAAGCAATGGCATCATGGATTGCTAGTGAAGGAACTAGAGCAGCATTTAACCCTCTTGCTGTAATCACTAATCCAGATGCTGGCGCTCTTGGTTGGACCGAATTTAACTCTGCTGGAGTAACAAACTTTACAAGTTACGAACAGGGTCTTGAGTACAACGTAAGGCACATGACTAAACATGGTGTAGGTGTTATTAACGCTTTAAAAAATAAAAGCAATAACCCATACGACATTGCAACTGCTATTGAAAACGCAAGTTTTCAAGGCAAAGGATCACCAAAAAATACTCTTGTTCGCCAAAACTTGCAAGCACGACATGTACCTGAACCAACAACATCGGGAGACCCAGTGGGTACAAGAATGAGTGGGGGTAGTGGCGGAGGTGGAAGTGTTTCCCTTTCAGGTGGCCACACTTTTAACATCAGCCCAACAATTAATGTGTCTGGTGGGGGATCTGGTTCTCAAATTGATTTGCAAAAGATTGCACATGAAATAGCAGTTCTAACTCGCCGTGAATTAGAACTTGAGATGTTGAGGAGTAACTAATGGGTTACCGCGAAGATGGAAATTTTGGATTTATTGATCAATACCCAATCAGTAGTGGAATTACAAACCCAACTTTTACGTACCCTACTAGGGGTATTAGGTTTCTTGAAGCCCAAGCAGCACTTGACAAAGTAAAAGATAGTTACAAACTACATCGTGGATATATTCGAAACTTAGACCAACCTGCTTTAGGGGCAGCATTTCCTGTAAGTAAATGTAAATTTCAATTTAATCCACAAGAAATTCGTCAAGATGTGTCAATGCGTGAAGACGTTTACCACGCAATTCTTCAAGACCCAGCCCAACTGACACAACCTATTGGTGCTGTTACTAGTTTTACTTTTGACTTAGTTTTTGATAGGTCTATGGAATTAGCAAAAGGTGGACCTGGAGCACTAGCAGTAGACCGCAATGCAAATTTATTTGGAGAAACTAGTGAGTTTGACGTTTACGACATAGGTGTTCTTGCAGATTTGCGTGTTTTATATTCTGTAATTGGTCAAGGTTTTTCAAAAGAAATGCTTGCGTTTCAAATGGAATCATTAAAAAATTCTTATGAGTATGCTGCTGCAAATCAAAGTTCAGCCTCAGCAGGATCACCTGCTGCTGAAATTATTTACGACGACGTAAAAATTAAAGACATTATGGAATCAAATTATGGTAACGCAGCATTTCTAATGCCAAACCCAGTACGTGTTTTGTTTTCTTCGTTATTTATGGTTGACGGTTTTGTAACTGGAACTAGTGTTGCATTTTTAAAGTTCAATACAAACATGGTTCCAATGCAATGTAAAGTAACACTTTCAATGAGTGCTATGTACATTGGGTTTGCAAAGCAAGATACATTTTTAACTAAAAATTTAGAAAACGCAGCTTCCGCAAAAACTGCAGCTGATGCAGAAACTGCTGCAGCAAAACAAGAACTTAGTACTTCATTAGCTAAAACAATGGACAAATTCAAGTTTGCCACTGGTGGTCGACCAAGAAACGGTGCTGACACTTTTGGAGAATGGGATGATCCTAAACCACAATATGCACCGGCTTGGTTATACGCCATTAAAAATCCAATTTCAACCAATTTCACTAGCTCAGAAGCTGGTCTGTATAGAACTTTTTATACTGGATTTCCAAGTGTTAAACCAATAGAAGGTGGTTACACAGTAAACGTAAATGGCGTTGAGACACGCTATGGAAACGATGTTGATTCAATTTTAAAACTTTATGAGTCTGGGTCAAGCCCAACTATTACATATAACTGGACAATGAGTATTTATGGCCTAGGTGCAGGCGCAACGGCAGGGTTATCTGAATCTCAAGCAAGAACTGCTCTTGCAGCTAAGTCTTATACATCAGGCACAACCTTTAAATTAATGGGATCTTATTCAGGATCAGAAACTGCCTCTTCTAAAGAGGAGTGGGGTAGTGGTACTTCTGAGCCAGGTTCAGGTGCTAAGAGAATTAGAAGAAGGACATACTTAACTTTTGGTGACGTTACCGTAGTCTCAAATACAGCACAAAGTGCATGGATTGAAGATGACCATCGTGACCTTCCTTCATACTTTATGGAATCTTATTATATTGTTGATATTGATATATCTGTGTCAGCAAGTGCTTCATCAGAAGCATCCATAACTAGAACTGGCACTAAAAGCTTTGTTGTAAATGGGGAAAACCCTATTGGTGAACACAATTTTTATTTAAATTGGCTTGGCAACACTCCTGTAATAATTGTTGGATAGGTAAGGATTAATTATGGCAAATTACACAGTTTCAAGTAGGTACCGTTTATCTAATGGCGGTCGTACTGCCGACAGGGTTACTAACAATGGGGGCAGTTACTACCAGTACACCTCACGTGATGGGGATACCTTTCCAATACTTGCTGCAAAAGTATTAAATGATAGTTCTCGATATTGGGAAATTGCTGACATTAACCCACAAGTCCAATGGCCAGATGTACTTCCAACAGGTACGGTATTAAGGATTCCAACATGATAGTTCATAGTGGTAACCCTCTTTCACCAAAAGTTTTTGTACAAATAAATGGTGTTGAGGTTAACTACAATGCAATTACAAAAATTGTTATTGATTTAGCGGCAAACAAACATGATGTTGTTTCTTTGCATGTAGCTGGTATACCACCTAAGGCAATTACCGATTACATTGACGCAGCAGTTAGTGTAACTGTAACTTTAGGTCCGGGTAGAACAACTGAGTTTCGTGGTTATGTTCTTTATTTAGAGCCCGAAGCTATTAGCGGATCGTCAATTGTTAATAACAGCCCATTTCAATTGACACGTATTGTGTGTTTTGGTGCATCTTTAAATATGAAAGGCACTAAAACTAGAGTATGGGAAAATGCTTCTGTTGTAACCATTGCTAAAGATATGGCTGAAACGTATGGCTTTAGTTTAGATGTAATTGACGATGGTTTTAAATTACCTAGAATTGTACAAGCTAAACAATCTGATTGGGAATTTTTAAACACGTTTTGTGCTACTTATGGATATTCCATTTCTGTAAATGCCACACATATGCATATTTGGGACCCATTTAAAGCTATTGGTAGAAGGCCATCGTATGAAACGCTTACTGCACCAATTGGCTCATCTACCCCATCCCCAGGTTCAATCCTTAAATTTAATGGAACTTTTGGGTACCTGACACCAGAAGGTGTTTCTTGGAACTATTCAGTTAACTCTATTGATGACACGGGAACGGTTAACACATCTGTAGGGGACCATACTGATCCAGAATTTTCATGGTCTGGTGTTGGCCATGGTTCAAAATATAACTCAGCTTTACGTAGTTCAGCTTTGTCGATTGGTGAGGCACAAAAATTAGTTGCCGCTGAAATTCGTAAAAAATTACCATTTAATGCAGTACTAGAAACAAGCGCAACAATAGGTACAGTACCTGGTGGTATTGTTAACATTGCAGGTTACAAAACTAATTTTGAAGGATTATGGTATGTAAAAGCAGTAAAGCATACAATTGGAGGCTCCAGTTGTATGACAACTTTAAATATATCTAGAGATTTTAATACAACTTCTGAATACCTTGTTCCACCTACTGAATTAGCAGAAAGCCCTCCAGACTCAAAATACGTAAATAATAGATGGCAAAGTAGCGTTGAAAGAGTATTGACTTATGTATGACGGAATGAAACTTTACAGAGGTGTAGTTTCATACAGTGCAGGAACATCCGTGTACGTTCAAATACCTGCGTTACTTGGAACAGCAGTTTCGCTGCCCGTGTCAACTATCATTAATGCACCGACAGTTTCTACTGGTGACCAAGTACTTGTTGCTGTAGAAGATTCAAAAATGTCAAATGTACACATAGTCTCTGGTCCAGGTTCTGGATCTGGAATTGACGGAGGTTCAGCATAATGAAATCAATAAAAATGCCTTTTAATTTTAGTGGTGGGCGTGTAGGCACAACGTCTTCTCCAACAGTTGCTGCTGAACAAAAAATTATTAATGTGTTGACTACCAATCAATACGAACGTGTTATGCGACATCGTTATGGTGCAAATATTAATCAATTACTATACGAATCAATTGATGATCTCTCAATTGCTGACTTTATTGTTGACGCCAAACAAGAAGCCTCTGACAATATTAGTCGTACTGACATTTTAAATATAAAGTTAACCCCCCCAGATACTGTTGCGTCATATGGCAATAGTGAAACAACCTTAGGTATAACTGTTGTTTACAGGATTCCATTAGCAGCACCTCAGGTTGTATCCTTTAGGGTAGCAGCACCTGGAATTACTACTGAAGACACCTCAATTTAGGAGCAATCATGGCATTGAACACACCTGGTTTTGACTTTGCAAGTCGTGACTACACAAATATTCGAAATGACTTACTGCTCCGAGCAGGACGCGTTACTCCGGAATGGGTTGACCGTGATCCTTCTGACTTTGGTGTACTTATGGTTGACTTGTGGGCCTATATGGGCGACATCCTCCATTATTACATTGACCGTGCTGCTGGGGAAGCCTTTGTTTCTACTGCTACACAAAAGGAAAGCATGTTGGCATTAGCCAACTTATTTGATTACACTCCGTTTACACGAACATCAGCTACAGCAACTGTTTATGTTTCAAACACTTCTTCAGCTTCTGTGACCATCCCAGCAAATACCGTTTTTATTGGTGTTGGTGAATCTGACAATTTAGAATTCTTTTCTAATTCAACAGTTGTTATTAACTCTGGTGTATCCAACGTTGCAATTCCGGTAACTCAAGGAACAAAAATTGTTGAAGAAGTTTTGACAACTTCCGCATCTGGCCAGGTTGGACAAAAATACTCCTTAGCAAAAACTTCAGCAGTTCCAACAAGCGCGCAAGTTTATGTTTATGAAGATGGGGTAACACCTACTGCATGGAATAAAATTACAGATGTTGCCTTAGCCCCAACCTCAAGTAGTGTTTATTCAGTAAATGTAAATGCCAATAACGAAACTCAAATTGTATTTGGTAACAGGATTAGCGGTAGGGTTCCTCCAACAAACTCAAAAATTACAGCAACTTATAACGTTACCAGTGGTGCTGCTGGAAATTTAAGTCAAAACAAAATAACTTCTTTTAAATTAGCGCAACCATTTGGTATTGCAATCGTGTCTTCTAGCGCAGCAATTGGTGGAAGTAGTGGTGAGACTGTTGATTCAATTAAAACATCACTTAAAGCAGTTATTAAATCACAAAATCGTGCTGTAACACTTCAAGATTTTGTTGACCTTGCACTAATTATTCCTGGTGTATATAAGGCTGTAGCTAAGTACGACCCATCTCTAACTAGCGGTGGAAGTGTGACTGTATATGGATTACCATATATTTCTTCATACACTTCTTACTCAGCAGCTTCTGTTGGTGTCCCAGCTTCTGTTCAAAGCGAGATTGTGAGTAGCATTCAACCTTTAGCAACTTTAGGTGTAACTGTTTTGGCGGGAAGTACAATTACTTTAGTCCCAAAAAATGTTAGTGCAACAATCTATGTTGATGAAAGCTACGTTGCGTCTTCGGTTAGTTCAGCGGTATCTAGTGCTCTGGATGTTTTGTTTGAATTAAATGGAATTGAGTTTGGTGAAGATCTTAAAATTGGTGACGTTTACAGAGCAATACATAACGTTGAGGGTGTTCTTTACGCCACTGTTACTGTTTCTGGTAGTTCTCCTACAAATATTCAATTAATTAAAAAAGGCACGTACACCCTGACCACCTCCGGTGGCATTACTACATCGAGCTGATATGGCACGTAAATCTTTTACACTTCAAAAATTATCAGCAGAATATGGTAGCTATGTTCAGTATCCATCGGGTACTGGTGCTGCTTCCGTAGGCTTAACGGTACGTACTGATGATGACTCAAGGCTTAAGTCAGACGATTTATTAGTTGCCCCAATTCTAAATACTCCAGTTAGGTCTGGATCACTTTTACCTTACGCATCGTTTTTTTCCGCAGAGGTTAGTGACTACGAGGAAATTATCCTTACATGGGATGCCCCTCTTAACGACCTTAGTTTGGCGCCAACTAGCTCAACAGTAGTAGCTACTGCTTTGTTAATTGCTTATTCAGAAGATGGGGAGCCACCAACAGTTAGTGATGGAACTGTCATTACTTCTGATGCAACTTCAAAAATTTATTACCATAAAGTCCCTTCTGGCAAATGGGCTTATTACACAATGTTTGTAAAGTTTGAATCACGAGATGGTGATCTGTATTACGAACCAACTGCAAAACTTGCTGTTTTAACGCCAGCAAAATATAACAGTGTTGATGATCTGTATAGGAAGATTCCAGAGTATTACCGAACCCTTGATGACAATATGTCAACAGGTCTTGGTGGCCCACTTTACCGTTACTTAAGTATTTTTGGATTTGAAATTGACAAAGTTCGGACAGAGCTTGACTTCATGATTTCAATGAAAGACCCACAGCTTGCTAACAGCGAAGTGCTTGATTATCTTGCACAAGACCTTGGAGTTGACCTACGCGCACACGAACTTGGTTCAGCACGTTTACGTAGTCTCATGAACATTATTGGTTATCTTCGCCGGTCTGAAGGAACCATTGGAAGCCTTGAGTATGCAATGCAGGCAATAACTGGGTCTGATATTGAAATTGATACAGTTAATAAAGTAGTTAAAGTTTTTGCACAAAGAGTGAACCTCTTAAAAGACCCAAACCTAGAACGAATCATTGCTGGTTTGTTTGACGGTGGTTCGCCATCCTCGTCTACTTTTTCTCTTGAACTAGACGCAGGTATTGCTAGTACTTCTACTTTTACAACAACATATGAAGGTGGTACTCCTTCTGCTACTGGAGGATCAACTGTTGGAAACGAACTTTGGGGATACATCCCAGATTTAACTTCTGGTGGTTCAGTTAATGTTTTGCAAACAACCTCAAATTACATCTATGTAATTGCTAATGATGACCTTTATTTCTCTGTTCAGGCAGGAACAATTTCACCAGCACAGAACAGTATTATAAAAGTTGCTTTGTATAAAGATGCACCATATGGCAACGTTAGTCCTGCTCCAGTGCTTGTAGCACAGGCAACCACAGCAACAACGGTAGCTGGTATTAAATATTGGAGGCTAACTGTTCCTTCAACCTATACTTCTTACACACCTGTGTATTTTGCAATATTTCAAGAATCTGTTGTTGATGCACAACAACACTTTAATTACATGTTGTTAGAGCGCGCGGCAAATGGCAAATACTTTGATGGAACCACATCTTTTGGTGGTTGGCTTGTAGACGGAAATACTATTTCTGACTACAGGTGGTATAACCCAGTAGCACCAAACGGCGCTTCACCTGGACTACCAATTGAAAATTTTTCTGTGTACAACTCTAACTACCAAAAGACACGAGCAGTAGCAAATAGGTTTCTAACCAACCTGTTACCAGTAACACAACTTACAACTGGAACTGCTCCAGTGTATAGTAACGGCACTGTCCCAGATCCAGAGTGGACTATTACGTTTAACCATATACCAGGAGTAACTTACCCATAATGCTTTTCTTAATCTGTTCCCTTGCTGTTTATAAAACTGTACAAACAATTGATGCGCTCTTGCCAAAAGAACCAATGCCATGGGTAAAGCTTTTAGCAAGCATCGCACTTGGTTATGGTGCTGCTGCAATCTGCCAACTTGATGACTTAATAATTTCAGGTTTAGCTGTCACGGCGGTTGCGGGTGGGGTGCACACCCTATTAAGATTACTTACGCTAGCGGGTGATCTCGCTCAGCGTAAGAACCTACGATAGGAGAAACCATGAGAGAAGCATATGGTGTTGTTGGTGCTGGAGTTGCACCACGCAAAGTTATTGAAGCTGGATTAAATGACATTGGTGTTTCATCAGTATTTATTATCCCCTGGTATGGAAAAATGACAGACGGTTTAGAAGTTGTCTACGACTGGGTATTGGACAACGGAGCAATCTTTTCAATTGTTGCAAAAGATGAAGTTAAAGATCCCCCTAAAGTTTTAGCAAGTAAAGCAACCTCAGTAATGGTCGTTCAAGATGTTGACGCACACATTGTGCGCACACTTAAAGAGCGTGAAGTACAAGGTATGGTCCTTGTGCTATGGGACCAAGACAAAGAGAAATACTCTGTTGAGGTTGCCTCAATGGCCATTGACCTCAAGCTTCCTACTTTGGAACTTACTAATGGGCTTGTTCCTATTATCTTGAATGACTCAGAAGAAACAGTTATTGAAGATGAAATGCCAGATCTTGGCGAAGCTTCATATGATCGTGAAACTCTTGAGATGATGCCCTCAGCACTAGTTAAGCGCATGGCTAAAGATAAAGGGCTTACTCCAAAGTCAAAGGAAGAAGCAGTTGAGATGCTTTCCCCAGCTGATCAGAAGCTTGACGAAAAGAGTTTAATTGGTTCCGTTATCTTCTTGATGCGTGACGGCTCAGAGGTTGGGTTCAATGGAACTCAAGAGTTACTTCAAAAGATATTTGATGTCGTGTCAGAGCACACTAGTGCTTGGTGACCTAACCACATAAAAGAAAAAGCCCCCGCAAGGGGGCTTTTTCATTTGCAATGGTAACTACCATTTATTTAAGACTTCACTTCTTCTTGGCTGCTGCTTTCTTCGCAGGAGCTGCCTTCTTCTTTGCAGGCCCTTTGCCATACCCGGGGTCCTTTTTGTCTTTCAAACCACATCCACATGCTGTACACATATTAGTTACCTCCCTTCCTGTATTTGCTTGTCTTCTTAGCAGCCATGTCAGCAATCCCAAGCGCGCAAAGACTTGTTAATACGAGAATTAGGATCGTTGGCTGTCTTGGATGAAGTGTTCTTCTTCTTCATGCCTTCCATGCGTGCACAGAAAGAATCACGACGCGCTGCTGACTTCTCAGACTTAGCTGCCTGTTCTTTCTTTACCGGTGGCTTAAGATTGCTTCCAGGGTTTGCCTTTTCATAAGACTTGCGTCCTTTTTCATTAAGGCCACCCTTTGGGTCTTTGCCCTCAGCACGCGACCAAGCTGCTGTTTTCTTAGCCGGTGCTTTCTTTTTCTCTGCCATTATGTCCCCTTACTTGGTTGAGGCACGGAGTTGCCATGCCCATTTTTTATGCATGTCAATGCGACCTGAAATAAAGTCTGCAATACCTTGTTCGTTGGCTTTTGTTGCCTTATCAAAAGAATCATTTAAAGTTTTAATAACAGATTCATTTGCTGTTGCAAGCGCCTTTGCCATTGCTTTAGGGGATGGCTCAACATCTTTAAAAGTAACGGTAGTTAGTTCCATGTATTTTTTAAGACTGAATGGAGCGTAGTCATCAAGCTTACGAATGTTTTCTGCAATGGGGTCAATTGATCCGTAGGCATCTTCGTAGATGTCAGCAAAAAGAGAGTGGTACTGACTAAAGTCTTGGCCTTCTACGTTCCAGTGATATCCGTGGGCCATGAAATAAAAAGTTACTACATCTGAAACAAGCACCTTAAGTGACTTGATTAATTCGTTCATTAGGTCTCCTAAAAGGGCAAACGCCAGGGTAATAAGGATTGTACCCCATTAACCCCGGCGTTTGCTGACCTACAACCAGGTAGGAGAACCACCAACTTCCCGGTGCAAAGAGTGTACCAGCGTCAAATTATATTTGCAACGCCGTTGCTAAGTACCTCAAAAGTGTGTACAGTTTCCGACCCATGACCACCAACCATTTCCAGGGGCCATTCTTGGCAGTTCCGCTTTGGGCGCATGAACTGATACGTGACTCTGGGCATTCTAGGGACATGCAAGTCTTATTATCTCTTATCGCTCTTATGGAGCGCCGTACCAAAGAAGTTAGTGCTTCCGTACAACAGATTGCTGATTACTCTGTACTCTCCAAAGAGACTGTCAAGCGTTCCCTTAGGTGGCTAGAAGAGTCAGGTGTGGTTACAATTGGACGCCGTAAAAAGCCTTCAGTGAATGTTTACACAATTAACTATGCACCAGCAGATGGGGTCAGCGGTGACCCCATTAGGGCTGTGGATAAGTGGGTAGATAGGGTCACCAGTGACCCTATGATGGGGTCAGCCGTGACCCCATCAAAACCACGTTTGGCCCATACTGCTTGCGGATTACGTGACTCTTCTATAGAAGTATTAAATATAGATACTAATAAGGTAAAGAAAGCCGCAAGCGGCCTGGAGGAAGAAATGATCTTAGGTGGAGACCCAGAGGAGGCCGAAGTGAAAGTGGAAACAAAGGTTAAGAAGAAGAGTCAAAGGAACGTCAACAGTCTGGTCACCCAGTTCATAAGTGACCCACGTACGATTATGAGCCACAGTTATTCTTATAAGGAAATTATTATCTTACGTAAGACCCTTAACACCCTTAGAGACTCGGGCCTTACAGAGTTCACCGTTTCACAAATGATCAAGCGATTCCTTGACGTTGAGCACTGGCGTAATTCAGAAACACCAGTTTTAGTTTTTACCAACAAGGCAGTGCAGCAAAAACTCATGGACCAAGTTGACACTGAGGTTGTTACAGAAGACCCAGTTCTTGCTTTGATGATGAGCGACTTTGAACGTGTCGGTATTAATTTGCCGTGGGATTATACAAACGATCAATTACTAAAGCGTGAAGTTATTCGTCACGGCATTGACATCTGCTACCGCTACCCTGAAGTTGTGGCAGAACTAATTAAAACCCACAATGGTGTACCAAGTACAAACTTTACTGCAACTTTGCGTGCGCTAAACTCTCTTGTAAGGGTTTTATCTGGCGAAGAAGATGGTGACTTAACCGAACTTCACGCTGCGGTGTCTTCTGTGAGTCTTCCACCAGAACTACACAAAACTTCAAAGAAAGATCTGCGCCCTGCGGCAGAATCTCTACTTGAAGCCGTGTACAACTACAGGAGAAGTACTCATGGACGAAAGTGAACCTATGTATGTCTTTGAAAACATAAACGACATTTTGATCTTTGCTCAATGGGTGCACGAGAATTTTGAGTCCCCCGAAGAGTACGAAGGTTGGTTTGAGCATTCACTTGACTTAGCCGTCCCTTCAGAAGTTTTTTGTACTCGTCCACAAAAGAAAGTGGAAAAGATGCATGTCTGTGTAGAGTGCAAAGCCCAGTTCACAACAAAGTCAGGATTAAGCATCCATCACAATGTTGTGCACACACGCAAGTTGGATAACGCAGAATTCTGGGACATAATCAAAACCACTTACAACGACCACAACGAGGACCACAATGAGCCAAACATTTCAGACACCGACTGATTGGAAGTCAGCAGCTTGGTGGCGTAACCGTTCTCCAGAAGAACGTGTATTTCATTCTAAAATACCTCGCAGATTTGCTGACTGCGAAGATATCACTAACCCAAAGATTGCAAAATGGGTTATGGATTACAAACAAGGCGACAGCATTCTCATTCAGGGCAAGCCAGGAACTGGAAAATCAACAATGGCCCAAGCCGTACTTAGGGCGCTTGTTTTAGACAACCCTCTGTCAGGTCGCTTTGTCACATCCGATAGATACATTGAGATGCTCAAAGACCAGTTTGACAACGACAATCTTCTTCCAGAGATGTACTCAAGTCCATACCTGATTAAGTACATCCAAGGGGTCTTTGACATTGTTGTCCTTGACGGTGTTGGCCAAGAACGTGAAACAGAATTCTCAATCCATGAAATTGGTAGTTTGATTCGGCGTCGTCACGAAGACATGCGCACAACAATCATTACAACAACTCTTGGAGTCTCTGACTTTACACGTCGCTACGGTGACCGTGTTAAAAGTGCCGTGCTTGACATGGTGGAAGTCAAGGTTGTGTGATGGAGGCTGGAGACATTGGAGTTGGCTCACGCATTGGGCAAGCATGTGTTTTTGAGGGCGTACTAGCATCACCACCTGTAGGTGTTGCACTTGTTAAAGAGAAATATCACATTCGCCGTGGCTCTTGGGACGATGCATTAAAGCTTTGGACACCTAACGAACTCCCACTGAAGTCTTTAATTGATTCATCCGAAAGAATGGGGATTGCTACCGACATCATTACATTCCTTGACGCAGACGCAGTTGAACCAATGTACAGGTGGCTTGTAAGAAAAGGAATACACCTAGCGGTAGTTCACTATGACACACCCGAACTGTACGCTGAAGATCTTAAGTACAACCGTGGCGTAAAGGTTGTCTACACACCCAACAAAGAAATTGCTTACACACTTGGCATGCGAGCCACGGTAGTTAGCCCCAAATCGGCCTGGAGACTCTGATGGCATCTAGTGAACTTTACTTAGTTTCAAAAGTCATTCTTGAAAAAGAAACAAACATACCTATTCGTGCTGGGCTAAAGCCAGACCACCTAACTGGTGAGTGGCAAGGTGTATGGCAGTGGATCTTAGAGTTCCAACGTGCTCATGGTTCTGTACCTACTGAGCGTGTATTCATGCAACAGTTTGGTGGCATCACCTTACATGACGTCAAGGACGAACCATTCTCAAGATTGCTTGATGAAATCTTTGATGCTTACCGCAAGCGTTGCATGCTGGACGCATTACAACCAGCAATCAATGCACTCAACGACGATGACATTGACAAAGCAATGTCAACACTTGCGTCGGGTTTACAGAAAGCAAGTGTTGAAGCTTCTAGGTTGCGTGACGTAGACATTATTCAAAACTACGAGAACCGTCTTAACCGCTATGAAGAGATGCGCTTACAACCAAACGCACTACGCGGAATCCCTACAGGATTTCATGGTCTTGACAAGATCACGCATGGCCTACGCCCACAGCAGTTCATTGTCTTTGCAGGTGAGCCTAAGCGTGGTAAATCTTTGTTTGCCTTGATCGTTGCTAACTCAGCGCACATCTACGGCAAGCGCCCTCTCTTCGTGTCCTTTGAAATGAGCATTGAAGAACAGGAGGCTCGCTACGACGCTTTGATTGCAAAAGTACCGTATGGCCGAATCCTTGCTGGAGATCTCACGAACAAGGACATGGAGAAAATTCGTAAAGCATTATCCATCCGCAAACACATGCAACCGTTTGTGTTCAGTGAGGACACCGCTTCTCTAACAACTGTTAGCGGGCTTGCTGGAAAAGTACAAGAGTACCAACCGGACTTGCTAGTCGTGGACGGCGTGTACCTAATGGATGACGAAGAGGGCGAAGCAAAAGGTTCACCTCAAGCACTCACCAATATCACTCGTTCACTAAAACGACTTGCACAAAGGTTTGACATTCCTGTAGTTGCCACAACCCAAGTACTGTCTTGGAAACTAGGGAACAAGAAGACGCGTGCGGTAACAGCAGACGCAATTGGTTACACCTCCTCATTCGCTCAAGACGCCGACTTAATCCTTGGTGTTGAGCGCAACCCAGACATGGATGACCAAGCAATCATCAGAGTTGTACTAGCAAGGTCTTCGCCAAATGGTGAAGTACACATCAAGTGGGATTGGACAACAATGGAGTTTGAGGAGGTATACGAGAATGGCGCAGACTTCGACCCCTCTTTCGACTGATGTTGCTCTAATCCTTGAAACAGCAGGAGTAGAGATATCCAAGATTGGTGACAGGGAAATTACAGGCAAGTGCCCAGTCCACATCCACACAACTGGCCGTGCTGACAACTCTCCGTCATGGAGCATCAACTCCTCCAGTGGCTTATGGATCTGCTTCTCGTGTGGCGCTCGCGGCACCTTGTCGTCATTGCTCTACCAGCTAATTGGTGATAGCTCCATATCGGCACAGCAGTTTCTTATTAATGCTGGAATGCAGCGTTTGACGGATGGGCCAAAGCCACTTGAACTAACCCCGCTTGTAAACCCAGATGCGTTTTTAAAGTTTGATCGTGTATCCGATAAGCGTTGCCTATCTAAGAACCTAAACCCAGAACTGGTTTACAGGCATGGTGTTAGGTGGAACACATCTAATAAGACATGGGCCTTGCCGATTATCTCAGCTACTGGGCAACTTAAAGGCTGGCAGGAAAAGAAACCAGGATGGGTTCGTAACTTTCCTGTTGGTGTAGAAAAAGGCAAAACCCTGTTTGGCATTGAAAGGTTCCGTGGACGAACAGCCGTTCTGGTAGAGTCTCCTTTAGACATTGTTAGGTTTGCAGATGTCTTTTCTAAACCAAGTGCTCTAGCTTCATTTGGTGCACAAGTTAGTAGGGCTCAAATGGATTTACTTTTACATGTTGCTGATTCAGTTGTTGTTGCAATGGACAACGACCAGGCAGGTATTGAATCAAGCAAGAAGCTTTACAAGTTTATGGGTACGCCCCGCAAAGGCATCAAGTGGTGGAACTACAGCAACACCGAAGCTAAAGATATAGGCGACATGACAGACGAAGAGATTGAAGAAGGATTACTAACAGCAACAGTAGTTCCTCCCTGGATTGGCTAATGTTTAACGGAAAGCTGTACCCATATCAAGAAGAGTCAGTTGACCGCATGGTTGACCGTGGCCAGATGCTCTTAGGTCTTGTTATGGGCGCAGGTAAGACAGTCACAACTATTGCTTGCATTGAGCAGCTCATGGAAGCTAACGAAGTTGAAAAGTGCCTAGTCATAGTTCCCTCATCCCTCAAGTATCAGTGGAAACGCGAGATTGAACGTTTCACAAACTCACGAGTCATTGTCATTGACGGTACGCCCAAAACCAGGGAAAAAGCATGGAGAGCAACCCTCTCAGCTAAGTACATTATTGCTAACCCTGAGACACTTATACGAGATTCGTCTCACTGTCTTAAAGTCAACTTCCAATCAGTTGTTGTTGACGAAGCAACAATCATTAAGTCTAGGGTCAGCAAACGCTCAAAGATGATTAAAAAGATTGGCAAGAGGGTGCACTATAGGTTTGCCCTTACTGGCCAGCCAATTGAAAACAGGCCAGAAGAGTTGTTCTCAATTATGGAGTTTGTTGACCCAGATGTACTTGGTCGGTTTGACCTGTTTGACAGGACGTTTATTGTTAGGGACCACTACGGTAAAGCAACTAGGTACAGGAACTTAAAGTCTTTGCACGAGTCAATGAGCGAATGCATGGTTCGTAAAACACGCGAGGACATTGCAGACCAACTGCCAAACATTATTCATCAAACCATCCCAGTTCCTTTTGATGCGGCAGGGGCTAGTCTTTACAGAACCATATCAACTGACCTTCTTAATGAGCTTCAAAAGGTTCTTAATACCCATGGTGCTGGATTTAACTTGTGGAAACACTATAACGACCCAGCTTCTAATGAGGCCCAAGGTCAGATTATGTCTCGCCTAACCGTATTGCGGATGCTATGCGATAACCCCCATTTAGTAACAAGGTCAGCTGCAGCATACGCCGACCCCAACAGACCCAACCAAGGTAGTGCTTATGCAGACGCAATTACTAAAAAAGGTTTTGTAACCCCAAACCTCGGTTCCCCAAAACTAGATGCCGTGATGGACTACATCACTCAAGTTCTTGACGAAGACCCAAAGAACAAGGTAGTTCTTTTTTCATTCTTTAAAGAAAACTTAAAGCTTCTAAAAGCAGCTACCGCCCGCATCACTAACAGTGTTCTTTTTACAGGGGACATGTCATCAGAAGAAAAAGACCAAGCCAAGCAACAATTTTCCAACGACCCTAACACTCGGCTCTTCTTATCATCAGACGCTGGTGGTTACGGCGTTGACCTACCCATGGCTAACTATTTAATCTCTTATGACCTTCCTTGGAGTAGCGGCAAGCTTGAACAAAGAGAAGCTCGTATCATTAGGTTGTCTTCACAATTCTCTCATGTTACGATTGCCACGTTCGTCATGCAAGGTTCCATTGAAGAAAGACAATACGAGATGCTTCAGCAGAAGCGTTCAATCAATGAAGCTTTCGTTGACGGAAAACATCACGACATTCGTGGTGGATTTGACATCATGTTAGGTAGTCTTACATCCTTCCTAAGAGAATCACAGGTTTAAAATGTCAGACAAAATTGACAAAGATACTATTAGTCGGTTAATTGAGGAATACAAAAACTCAAGACACATGGCAGACAAAGTTCAAGCACGAGTTGATGAGTTTAAAAAAGAACTAACTCGCTTAGTGAAGATGCACGGCAAGCCTGATGACAGGGGACACCTATGGTTGCCTGGTTTAGAGAACCAGGTAAAGCACGAACGTCGCGTAAGCAAATCTTTTGACCTTCAGTCCGCAAAAGAATGGGCTAAAGAAATTGGAATCTGGGATGAAGTTAAAGAGGTAGTTGAAACTACCAGCGAAGACCAGATTTTAAAGTACGTGTGGTCACACCCAGAGCATGAGTCCACCCTTGCCTCTTTCTATAGCGAGAAAGAGTCATGGGCATTTAAAGTAGTTGATCAAAAGAGCTACGACGATGAGTAATTTGTACAACCCATACACAAAGCCAAAAAAAGAAGAAAACCCTCATATGCCTGCCAAAGATCAGCTTATGATTGAAAACAAGATGCTGGTAAAAAAAGTGCGTGAGTTAAGAGCAGAAGTTGAATTACTTAAAGCGGTAATCCAAGATTTAGACGAAGAGTATTTTAATGAATCGTGACCCTCTTGCTTTCTTTAATAGCCTTCCAGACTTTCCTGGAAAGACTGCACCGAAGAACCGCAAGATTGTTTCAAAAGATCCTTTAGCTGAAGATAGGCTTAATGGCGCTAAGTCAAAGATTATGAAGATCAATGGCGTTGACAGACAGTTTTTTACAGTAGGTGAATTAGCTAAGGCAGTTAACCGTAAGCCCGTTACAATCAGGTCATGGGAATTGAACGGTTGGTTGCCAAAAGCCAAGTACCGAACACCAGCACCCAAGGGAACACAAATTCCTGGAAAAGTTGCAAAAGGACGTAGGCTTTACTCGCTAGAGCAAGTAGAGTTTCTACTAACCGCGCTGTTGCGGTTTGAGATAGACAACCCAGCGAAGGCCAACTGGGACGGCTTCAGACAGCACATAAAAAACCAATGGCCCAACGATTAAGGAAAAACATTATGAGCAGATACGAAGATGACGAAAACGAGATTGTTGAGGATGCACCAGTACGTGCACCCAAGACAGCCAAGTTGGTAGTTGAAGATATTGAAGAAGAGGAAGAGCGACCCGCTTCTGCCTCTAGGGTAATCCGTCGTGGTTGGGGTGCAGCAGATTCTGTCAAGCACGCCGACTCACCATACGCACAACGGTTGCGTGTAATGGAAGATCCCATTGTCATCAAGTTCCTTGAAGACGAACCCTACGCCTCTTACCGCCAGCACTGGGTAGAGCGTTCAGGTCAGAAGTCATTCACTTGCATTGCGGACATTGACCCTAAGGGTTGTCCTCTTTGTGACGCAGGTAGCCGTCCGTCAACACGCTTTGCATTTAACGTAGTTTTGCTTAGCCCAGACAGCGACTCAACAATCAAGTCCTACGAAGTAGGCCCACGAGTAATTGACCAACTTAAGAACTTTCACAACGATCCTCGTCAGGGACCTTTGTCAAAGCACTTTTGGGCAGTCAGCCGTTCGGGTAAGGGCGCAACATCCGCTACCAATCATCAGTTGGTAAAGGACCGCGACCTTGAAGAGTGGAACCTCACTGAGCCAACTGCGGAAGAACTTAAAGACTTCCGTAACAAGTCCTACACTCCGGACATCATTCAGATTCCTTCTCGCAAGGATCTCCAGCAGATTGCTCTTGAAGATCTGGACGACTGATATCCGTGGCGCATGATGCGTTTGAGGTGGGGGGCAGAAATGCCCCCCACTTCGTATCTACAGTAGAAGAACTAGAAGAGATTGTTCGCGTAGTACAAGAGCATGGCGCTTTTGTATTTGACGTTGAAACATACGGTGCTATTGATCGCCACCCCGATGTTGAGAAGTGGATTGAAAAGGAATGGCAAGAACACCTTGCTACTCTGAAAACAACTAACGATGATGTACTGGCTCGTGCTAGGGAAATCATTGTTGGGCGTTGGAAGAACATGCTTGCACTTGACCCACTCCGCAACAGCGTCTTTTGGATTGCTATTGCCACAGAGGGACGTTCATGGGCAATCCCCATGGGCCACCCCAACGGCGAGGTAATTGTTCCAGAAGAACGAGGTGATGGCTCTACAGTACCTCCGCCCGGTTATAGGAAGTTTACGGCCAGTGGCAAAGAGTCCATGGCCAAAGCAAGATACTTTAAGCCAGCGGTGTTTAGTCCTGCCCCAAAGCAGTTGACTCCAGCAGAAGTTTTTGAAGTTCTACGTCCGTTGTTCTTTAGTGACATTGTTAAAATTGGCCACAACGTAAAGTTTGATGCACGGTCAGTTCGTAAATACTTTGGTGGGGATTTACCTGAGGGTCCTTTTCTTGACACGATGCTTATGCAGCATATTGTTAATGAGAACTTGATGGAGTACAACCTTGCGCATTTGATTTCTCATAACTTTTCGGGGTTCAGTGCTTACCATCGTGATGGCAAGCTAGGCGCATTCATCACTGAGGTGTCTTTTTCTAAAGCGTTACATTACGTGCACTTAGACGCACGTTGGACTTGGCTTTTATACAAGGTGTTATATAAAAAGGTAACACACGTCCCCGAGCTACTTAACTCTCTTCGCCAAGACATGCAGGTATTACGCGTCATCATGGAGATGGAAGACACTGGTATCCCAGTCAACCAACGTGAGATGACTGCTTTGGGCAAGCGTCTTGAGGTTAGATTAAACGAGATACTTCTTGACCTCAATGATTACGCTCCCCCAGGGTTTAACCCCGACAGTTCAAAGCACAAACAACAGTTGTTGTTTAATAAGAAGCGTGAGGGTGGCCTTGGACTTAAGTCAGTAAAGACAACCCCTGGTGGTAACGCCTCAGTAGACGAGGAAGCTTTACACAAACTTGAGACCAAGCACCCAGTAGTGCCCATGTTGCTTGAGTGGGCAGAAACAAAGAAGTTGGTTACAACTTACGTTGACGGGCTACTACCAAAACTCCACAATGGCAGACTTCACCCCTCGTTCCACCTACATAGGACTGCAACTGGTCGTCTATCTTCAAGCAACCCCAACCTGCAGAACATCCCCCGTGACAGCACGGTGCGCAACTTATTTAGGGCACCAGCAGGTTATGAACTATTAGTTGCTGACTATGACCAGATTGAACTTCGGGTTATGTGCATGTTTTCCCATGACCCTAAAATGAGTGAGTTCTTCCTTACAGGAGAAGACATCCACTCAGGAGCAGCGGCACTTGTATTAGGCAAGGACGTTAGTGAAGTTACCGCAGAAGAACGACAACTTGGTAAAGGTGTTAACTTTTTGACTGCCTATGGCGGTGGCGCACAAAAGCTTGCCCGCACGACTGGTATAGACGAAGACCATGCCAAGCACGTAATTGACCAGTACTATCGACAGTTCTCAGGTATTACCAAGTGGAAGCAAGAAGTCATTGCTGAGGGCAGGTCTAAGGGTTACGTTTCTACAATCTCAGGTAGGCGCCGGCATTTGCCAGATCTTTGCTCATCAGATAACAACTTGAAAGCACGAGCAGAACGACAAGCAGTAAACGCAGTCGTTCAAGGTTCAGCCGCTGACATCTGTAAGAAAGCAATGATTGACGTTTACGAGGCCCTATCTGGGCTTGAGGCAAACATGCTGGTACAAGTTCATGACGAATTACTAGTTATGACACGAACCGAGTTATCCGCTGATATATTCCCAGTAATGATAAATGCCATGGGGGACGGGGTTGTGTACGAAGGTATACCATTAAAGGTATCAGGCCATGCAGCATCCAGTTGGGCCGAGGCAAAAGGTAAATAGCATGCCCCATACTCCTATAGATAAGCGAAACTTCTATTTATCCCTTTCAATTGCCGAAGGGCAAAAGATTGCATCATCAGCTGGGTTTTCCGTACCTTCAACAGAAGTACAGGAAAGCGAAATCATGGACATTATTAGCAAGTGGGTAATACTTGCTAGCATGGGCATCTTTGAAACCACCCAAAACTGTGCTGAATGGATGTTAGAAGTTGTCAAAGTACACAACGACCTAACTGAGTCTGAGCTTGAAAACACAAAGAACGTAATACTTTCTTTTGGAATGGCTTTAGTTTCCCATCTTGTAGATAACGATATGTTGTTGCTTCCAGAAAGATCTGGAAGTAGCCTTGTAAAAGAAGATAGTTCTGCTATCTTTAGTTTCCTAACTTTTGCAACAGAAGACGACGAAGAGGAAGATTACGAAGATGAGTGATTGGTGGTCACGTCAGTTATCAACTCCACAGCAACGTACGGCTCCACGGCAGGAGAACCATTCTTCGCCTCCCGTTACGCCTCCTGCACGTTTTGGCTCTATCCAAATCCCAGTACAGCATCAGCCACAACCCCAACAACCACAGCAACGTGTACTTGATGAGAACCGCGCACCTACTGAGAATGTTTCTATGGGTGACGCAATCCGTTTGTGGAAGGGTGGCGAAGCCGCCAAAAAGCAACCCGATATGTACTGCCCCGAATGCGGTAGTCAAAACATATTTGTTCGTACAGCCAAAGGTGGCAACACCATGATTTCAGGTAGTAACCCAGCACCCCGTTGTTTTGAATGCGGTTGGAATGGTATTTACGATCAAGGTTCGCAGTCCTCTTGGGCTGTCTAATTAGGAGCACAAATTGAAAATTGAAGAGCATGAGACGCTTGCGTCTATTATTGCGTCCATCAACAAGAAGTACGGCGAAGACATTATTGTCCAAGGCAACCGTGTTAAAGAAGAACTTCCACGCATTACAACTGGCATCCTTGCATATGACTTGATGCTTGGTGGTGGTTGGCCTATGAACCAGTGGTCTGAAATCATTGGTGATGAGTCATCAGGCAAAACTGCAGTTGCTTACAAAACCATTGCGGCCAATCAGGCATTAGACCCTGAGTGGATTGCTATGTGGGTTGCGGCAGAAGAGTTTGTTCCCGAGTACGCCGCATCAATTGGTGTTGACTTGGAGCGTCTGTGGGTTGTTGAAACCAACATTATGGAGCATGCCTACGATCTAATCATTAGGGCTATGCAGAACCGTGCTGTTGACTGCATTGTCCTTGACTCACTCCCAGCACTTGTTCCTGGCGATGAGGATGAGAAGACCATGGCAGAGTTTCAAATGGGCCTTGGTGCACGACTTACTGGTAAGTTCTTTCGTAAGTCATCCAAAGCGCAGAAGCGTTCTATGGTTAACGAAGACCGTGGTTGCACTGGGCTTATCATTAACCAGTGGCGTGAAAAGATTGGCGTCATGTACGGCGATCCTCGTACCACACCAGGTGGCAAGGCCAAGAATTTCCACTATTTCTGCCGTGTTGAAGTTAAGCGTGATGAGTGGATCAAGGAAAAGGATGAGCCAGTAGGCCAAACTATTCGTGGTCGTACCATGAAGAACAAGACCTACCGCCCACAGCAAGTAGCGCAGGTGGACTTCTATTTCACTGACTCAAACGGTTTTTCCCTTGGGGAGTTTGACACCATAAAAGATATCGTTAACATTTGTATTGCTACAGAAATCATTACTCGTGGTGGTGCCTATTACAACTATGACGGTCAAAAGTGGCAAGGCAAAGACGCCCTGTTACAGGGTGTACGAGAAGACCTAGGTCTACAGGCAATCCTTAAACAGAAAGCCACAGAGAAGTTTCTATGATTCTTGGTCGTGAAGACCCAAAAGATAAACAACGCCAAATAATGAAAGCCTCTAAAAAGCAGGAACTACGATCTGCTAAGGCTTACAATGGCAGTCGCAATGCAGGATCAGGTTCTGGGTGGATGCGTAAGAATGACGTGCGCACCCATGACATGCTTATAGAAAACAAATTGACGTATAACGAAAAGTCTTATTCAATTAAGGCCAAAGAATTACAGGAGTTAACCCAACGTGCTGTACTTGAAGATAGGCTTCCTGTGTTGCAGTTCGATATTGGCGGGCGTAATTACGTCATCCTTAATGAAGCAGACTTTCAAATGATTATTGGAGAAGTATGAGTACCTCAGATACAGCCTCACCTAGCTATGAGTCTTTACTAGAAGAACGCAATAAATGGAAAAAGATTGCTCATGATCTATACATGGCGGCAGCCCATATAAACAACTGTAAACCATGTAGGAATAGGTCAATCCCAGCAATGTACAACTACGAAGAGGCAAACAATGACTGATTCACATGTTGAGAACGCTCATCTTGATTTAGGTATTCAAATTGAGAAATTATTAAGTGACCGTGCCCATTTGGCAAGGATCATTTCGTCAATGTACAACTGGAAAGATAAGGGCGTTGAAGACATCATCGCTGCTTTTCCAAGGGAAACTAATGACTGATACCCCATGGTACATGCAGGACTACAAAAAAGCCATGCGCTCCAAGGGTAGATTAATCCCCCTTGTAGAAGCACAGATCATGAAGTCAAATGCCGAACGCAATTCCGGCAGGGACACTCAACACTTACATCCAAGTGAAATGGCTAAAAAAGAATGGTGTCCTCGTGCATCTGTTTACAAAATTACTGGCGTAGAGGGCAAGGCAGAAAACCTAGCCTTTAGTCGTCTCAACGTTTTTGAGGAAGGGCATGCAATCCATGAGAAGTGGCAAACCTGGTTATGGAAAGCGGGAGTCCTCGCAGGTCTTTGGTGTTGCAAAGCGTGTGATCATACTTGGAATGCAACTGCTCCTAGTTCCTGCCCTAGCTGCTCTTCTGTTCGTCTTAAGTACCGTGAGGTTCCTATACATAGCGATGAATACAGAATCTTGGGCCACGCCGATGGAGAAGTGGTTGATGCGGAAGGCCGAGCACTCATTGAAATCAAGAGTGTAGGCGTAGGCACAGTTCGTTTTGAAAAACCAGGACTGTTTGCAGATTACAGTAAAGGTGTAATTACCTTAGACGAGATGTGGAAGAACATTAAAACTCCATTTGCATCTCACATACGACAAGCAACTTTGTACATGTACTGCACTGGTATTGACACCATGGTATTTATCTATGAGTGGAAACCCACACAGGAAATTAAAGAGTTCACAATCAAGTACAACGAGGAGATTGCTGCCCCCATACTTGAAAACTGTAAGGTTGTTATCAAATCCCTTGAGGAGAACACAACCCCTGAACGCCCAGATTGGGCAACGTCAACAACATGTAACGGCTGTAAGTACTGCCCATATAAGAAAGTGTGTTGGGAATGACTCGTATTATTACTAGAGAAGTACCCGACCATCCTGCTATTACTAAATTCAATAACAAGTTCTCATTGCCACAGCGCCCAGACGATCAGATACCAACAATCCCTTTTAACTTAGATGACATGTCTGACTCAGAGCTTATGGAGTCTTATGCAAAGTTTATGGCTTGGGTGTCTTACGCCAAAGCTGAATTAGTAAAATCAGAGATTGACGAAGACAAAGAATCAAATACCTGCCGTGTATTAGAAGCCCGAGTTCTTATTGAGCAATGGGGTGCTGACGCCAAGGGAGACAGGGTTACAATCGCTAAAGCTAGGCGAGATGTGGACACCCGAGTCGTAGATCAGCAAGAGAAGTATCAAGTTGCTCGCGCTTACCGGAAATTAGTTGAAACAATGTTTGAATCCTGTGAACGTGGCGCACAGTTGCTTTCACGAGAACTTAGTCGTAGGATTGGCCTACACAGCAAAGAACAACGTACATCACGATTTGGAGCATGACATGGAAACTCTACAAGAAAAATACGCACGTGTTGCAAGTCGCCTACTAGGCACAGACCTTGAACAGTACACAGTTGACCAAACTGGTTTGCCAGATATAGACAGCAATAACCCAAGTATCACTTTGTATCCCTCAAACCAAAATCCTTATTTCTGGGATAAGCCAGTTGCCCCATACATCACACCAGCTTTTGGAGAATGACATGTCAACATGGCAAGAAGAAGGCGCTAGAGCAGCTAGAGAAATGAATGAACGTGCGCGCCAAGAAAGCAATGCTAGGGCTTCTGTTGCTCCTATTAACGAAGTAAATCAGACTCTTAAAGAGATTAAAGCCTTACTAATTGAAATTAGAGAAGCTATTAAGAATGGCTAATCGCGCTAAGCAGAAGGGTACTTCGTTTGAAACCCTTATAAGAACATATCTTAATGATAACGGCTTCCCGGTAGCTCACCGTACCGTCTTAAAGGGTGGCGGCGACACTGGAGATATCAACGGCATTAGGAATAAAGAAAACCGACAGGTTGCTTTACAGTGCAAAAATCAAAAAGCGTTTTCACTTAGTCAGTGGCTAAATGATACGGTTGAACAAGCATCCAATTTAAAAGGTGCCCTTCCCGCTTTGGTTGTTAAACGGCCTGGTAAAGGGGAAAAAGCAGTTGGTGATTCATATGCTGTGCTTAGGTTATCTGACTTGGTTGAGTTACTAAAAGAAGCCGGTTACTCATAGTATTAAACAAGTACCAATTGTTTAATACGGAGTAAATCATGTCAGAAGAACAACCAGTTGACGATATCGTCAAAGTATCAGGAACCAGCAACCCCCAGAGTGTCGGGTCTATTGTTGCTCGCTCAGTAGTAGCAGGGCATTCCCCCAAGATCCGTGCCATTGGAGCTAGTGCAGTTAATCAAGCCACTAAGGCTTGTGCAATTGCTCGTGGCTTTGTAGCACCTCGTGGTATTGACTTATTATTTGTTATTGGCTTTGATGATATCCAAGGTGAAAATGGTGAAACCATTTCAGCTATCACATTCAAACCCGTAGCCCGCTGAAAATATTGCCATGCCACAAAGTGGTAATATCTATATAACTCTCTTATCCTTGTGAGGTAAATAATGGCAAGTCGTAAAGCAACCAAAGCTGAATTAGCAAAGCCAGTAAACGCTGCAAACCGTAAGAGTGGTGTAACTCAGTCAGGACTTCCACGCGCAGGTCGTATTGCTAAGCCAGCAAAAGCTGAACGAAGGACTGCCAATACCGTCGGTGGTGTAGACCTCTTAGGTGACGACAGTTATGGAACATACCGTTTAAACCAATCAAAGAAAACGACAAAAAAAGAATTAGAAGCTCCTACCCTTCCAAAAGAAGCAAGAGCAACTCAATTAGCTGGTTCTGGTCCTGGTAGATCTTCTGGTCTTTCTGATGATACTCAAACAAAAGGCACTCTTTCAAGTGTTGCTAGTGCACTTGCTAAAAGTGGTGCAAAACTCAAAGAACCCAAAGAGGTTGAAGTAGGCTTTACCGACACAGGAATTCCTGTTTTAGATCCCAAAAAAGCCGTTACCCCAGAGCAACAGGCAGAACGCAAATCTGCCGCAAAAGTTAGCCAAGGTCGTCAACGTAAGTCAGTTATTGAAGGCGTGCAATCAGGACGCATTGCAACTGACCTAAGGTCAGCAGAAGCACGTCAGCGTTTCTTTACTGATGATGTTGACACGTCCCCGGCAGCAGTTGAAGCAGCCGCAGTTACTGGTGGGGATCTTCCAGTAAAACAAGCACCTATTCGTACCGCAAACCCGCGCCAAGGTTTGGGTATTGTAGGTCGAGACAAGTCTGGTAAATTAGTACAAGGTGCTGTTTCACGTGCTAATCGTCTTGGCCCCGTACGCAGATTGGCAAAATCTGTAGATAAAGATACAACGCGAAATAGGAAAGAAGCAGAAGCTGCGTTAAAAGCAGGAGAAGCTATTCAAGGTATTGACGAAACTCGTCAAGGCCCTGGTTCAACTGGTCGTGGCGCACCTGTTGAAGGCATGACAAAAGACGCTGTTTACACCACGGGAACTGCCCCCACACCGGCAGACGTTGGTAAGCCTTACAAAATTACTGAGGTTACAGGTGGTGCAAATGCCGCATTAGGCGGAAAAGTTGAGGCTACCACCCGTATTGCACAAACAGCAGTTGGCCGTGATGAAGTTCTTAGCACCATGACTTCAGAAGATAAAAAGAGCATGGGCAACTTGGCTCAACAAGTAGTTAAAGGCGCCCCGTCTCGCACAGGTGGTTACATTGGAGGAACTGTTGGTTCTTCTGAAGTTACCCCAGAATTTAAAGCTAATGTTGCCAAAACGGTAGCTGCTGACTCAAAAACAGCGATTCCAGAAGACATTACCGACCTACAGGGTTATAGTTTTAAAGATTTGTTATCTGATCAACCAGATCTTTATAACGAAATTCGCCAATCTGTTGCTAATGCAAAAAGCCGTAGGACAGAGGTTAGTACTGGACAAGGCGGAAACCGCACAAACACTACGGCTGGAGGGGTTGAAGATGAATCTCCAATCCTTGAAGGACGAGATTGGCGTGAACGTTTAAATGTTCACTTGGCAAGTTTGCCAAATGACTCAGCACGTAAAAACCTTGAAAGCCGCTTACTTGCTGCTGGAGCGCACCCTAACTCCCCAATATCCGAAGCAGAAGAAAAGTCAACTAAAATTAATGGAACTACGGTTCGTGATAGTAGTAACGAAGCTTTTGGAAAAGTTGCAAGCGCAAATAAAGCCGTAGCAACAGAAGTTGCTTCAGTAAGCAGGCGTCGCCGTGGTTCAACAAGGACAGCTCCAGTTGAAGCAATTACGGAACAAACTGGCAAAGAAGCTGCTCGTACTTTGGCAATTAACGAAGCAACCAACAGAACTATTGCAAATGACTTCATGCAACCACAATCAACTGGTCCTAGCGCACGTGCATTAGCTGACCGAAACAAAGTTACAGATCCAACAACTGGTCAACCAGTTACTGGTAAAGGTGTTATGGCGGTAGTGGGTAAAATCCCGCTAACTGGTTCAGGGGCAGCACAGCCAACATCTGATCAATTGTCTATTATGAAAGATAAACAGCCCCGTCTTGCTCCAGTTTTTGACAGGCGCCCAGGGCAACCTGGTGCAATGAGCATTACAACTGCTTCAGGTGATGTGGGCTCAATTCCTGTCAGGGCAACTGACGGCGTAAAGAGTGAAGACAACCCCTTTGGTCGTGGAACAGCAACTGGTGAATCGGTTGCCTTTCCCACAGCAGCACGCATTCCTGGATCTATCAGTGTGCAGTTTCAAACACCTAGTGGCCCAAGCACCCGAGATGTTGCACCCATAGCTATGTCAACTGCATCCAGCATTGCTGCAATGTCAACTAGGGAAGCAAGCGGCAGAACCCCATGGAATAGCTTGGCACCTGGTACTGAAGTAGTGGTAAACGATGGGTCAACTGGCCCTACAAGCATGGTCCGAAGTAGCCAGTTTGGCAACATTCAAGGCTCTGGTGGCGTACCAGCTACACCAGAAAACATGCGACGTGCTGCTGCTCGTCCAAGGCGCGAAGCAGGAATTTCAGCAGCAAGAAAAGTTGAGGAAAGCACGCGTTATGCAAGGCTTGCTAAGATCGCAAAACCTGGTGTAGATGCTCGAAATCTTGAGGCAACAGAGCTTAATGATACTCGTAAAGCTTTGCGTACAGGAGCAAACGCAGACTACGACACAGTTGATTTTATTAAAGACTACGAAGCCCTTCCGGGTGGAAGAGGTTCCTCTAAATTCCATTCAGGTTATGACGCTAAAACTGCTGGACCTGGTTTTTATGGTAGCCAAGGCGCAATGTTTAGTGAAAAAACTGGAAAGTACGGAGAAGCGGAAGTTTCAGTGCCTAATAACAATGATTCAGGTACAAGCAGAACTGAAACAGTCTCTGGAAAAGGCATCCCAATGCTGGCAGGTTATTCAATTAATGATGACGCAGATTTAGAAGCTATGGCACCTAGCGCGTATAAGAAAAACACCAATTTAAGTAGTGGGCAGTTTAAGTAACAACACCATGTTTGCTACCATAGGTTCTACAAAAATTTATGCATAAAAAAGAATATAAAAACTGGCAAAAAATAGCCAATACACCAGATTACAATGAACACTTTGATGATTTATACGAAGAGGAAATTGTAAGAGACAGCAAGCAAAAGAAACGTGAGCAGGTGCGCTTTGGCCTCAAAGAAGACTACTGAAGACAAAAAGAAGAAGAAGAAGAAGCCTGTTAAAAAGCAGGCTGCTAACGTTATCCCTGCTATCCCACGCCCAATCCCCGCTACTGGTGGTGGACAAGGTTCAATGCTAACTGGAACTGGTGGCGCTTCAAGTGCCCGCTAGTCAGCAAGCCTTTACTCACTGGGGCGGAAGCTATGACCCTAACGCAGGTGCTGTAACCTCAGCGTCTATGGGTCCTGCCCCTGTATTCCGTAACAGCAAGGATGCCCAGTTAGCTTCATTTGGTGCTGGTCCAGACACTCAGTATCCAGACGGATACCTTGGCACTATGTCGTCTAATAGGCGCCAAGACAAGATAGTTAACGCAGTACACCGCATGAACAAAGTACCTTATACCCGTGGTGTTCATAAGGGCGAACGTATCAATCAAGGCGATTACATGTGGCCAGACGAGTTTAATCTTTACACAGGCTTACAACTTGAGTCTCAGGGGCTCAAGTTTGCGCCCCCAGGAGCAGAACCAGTACGTTTGACCAATGATGGTAAGGCTGGCCCAAGAGGCATCCCCCGTGGCTTAGACAGGCCCCAGCAAGAGATCATTGACCGTCAGCGTCAGTCAATGCTCAAAACACTAGCCCCACCCTGGAAGTGACCTTTAATAACCTGCTAGAATTATCACAATTAAACTTAAGTAAGGAGCCTATTATGGCGTTTAATGTTAGAAGTATTTTGGGTCGTAATAGTGCACAGCAATCTCCAGCGCCTCAACGCTCAGAAGACAGGCCCGCTCCTCGTCGTAAATTACCAGGAGAAATGTCAAAAGAACGACCATCTGCTTCTACTCAACGCCAATCAACTGCACCTGCTAAACCTAACATTGATCGTACTGAATCAGGTCGAGTTGCTGGCCCCCACAGTGAGATGACTCGTGACCATCTTGAAGCAATGGATGATAAGCAACTTACAGACCATTGGCAAAAAACTTCTACTGACCCAAAGGCACAATCAAAAAAGGGAAGTGGCGGAGTTGATCTAAATGACCCTAGAGTTAAAGACTCTATTAATGAAATGAGTAAGAGAAAGATCAGTCCTTTCCAAACTCAAACACAAGATCGCGCTAAAGGTAATGATGTTAAGTACGATAAAACTGGTAAAATGGATGCTAAGTTCTATCAACCCCTCACCAGCTCTACTGAAAAGGTAGCTGGCAAAGGTCGCGCTAACACCTCGCAAAACGAACGCCCACCGGGCGCATCACCAAGGAGATAATCATGGACTCTCAAGCTAAGCATCTAGGACGCAAAACGGACCGCGACTCACATACAAGACGCACTTCCGTTACCGTGCAAGACAAAGAAACTGCAGCTGGTTTTGGCATTACGTCAAAAAAAGGTATTAAAAAGAACATGGAAAGCATTCGTGGGATGCAAGGTGCAGTTTCACAAGATTGGCATGACGCAAATAACGGTAAAGATTTTGGAAATACCGCTAAACCGCATGTTGAAAAACTTACCGCTGCAGGGAAAGCAGACAAACCATCAATTGGCCAACGTGTTTCTAAGGCTGCAAAAAAAGTATCACAAGGAATGTCTGGTTATTCTCCTGAAAAAATTCAAGCAAAAGAATCAAAAACAAGTTATAACAATCTTATTGACAAAAATCAAGACCCATTCGACTGAAGGAGCCTATTATGGCATTTAATATTAGAAGCATTGCGGGCCGTAACGCTCGCCCTCAACTTACTGGTCAAGACATGCAAACTGCCAACGACCACGGTATTACCTCAAAGCGTGTAGCACGTAAAAATATTGATTCAATTAGGCAGGTACAGGAAGGTAATAAAGGAAGGACAGGTGGCATCTATGGGAATGAAGTCAATTCTGATTATGACCCCTTTTCAAATCCTAGAAGCCCAGAGCAAGATGCCGCTGGCCAAAAATTGGCAAGTTTAGGAAAACCTGCTAAAAGAGAACTTAAACGTCCTTCTTCGATGCCCTCTGTTATGGGTAACTACGGCAAAAAATCAGTTACTAAACAACCGCCTCCAGATAAAAGGATGAACCCATTTGATCCGATGACGTCTTGGAATGACTGAAGGTAGCAACTAATGGCTGCTCCCCGTAATCGTGGCTTATGGGCTAATGGTCAACCCATTGCCCCAGGTTCTCGTATTCCCGTAAGTCGTGAAGCTTTAGCTGGCAATCAAGCTGGTGAGGATATCAGTACCATTACAAACGCCATCTCTGACCGTGTGCACCAGCTCTTTGGCCCAAAGCCAGAACGTCCACGTTTAACTACTAAGGACGTCTAACTAATGGCCAGACCCTGGCAAACACGTCAAGAGATGATGGTTGACCAAGCATTACAGGCGGCCATTAGCGATCCTGAGACCATTAGGCAAACACGCCCAGCGGTACCTCAGCAACTCTTCCCTGAGCGCATGGGATTTGCTAGGCAAGAACATACTATAATGTCTGTTATGAACATTGACCGTTATGTACCTTCACGCCGCTCATGGGTGTCTGGCATGCCGGTTATGAGCTCGTCATTCAATGACGGCTCATTCTCTAGTTCAGGTCGCTACTCCATGGGTAGCCTATGGGGAGGTAGCGCCTAATGGCTAACCAAGAACCAGGCTGGTCATCTAGCCCTTTAGCTAGCGGACTTACACCAGCGGATGCTTGGACTCGCGGCATGCGACAAAGGTATGGTACTGGCAGAACAGACGACATTATTGCATATGGTATGCAAAGCGAAGGGGTAATGAACCCATCTAGTGGGTTTGGCTCAAGTGGTCGGTCTGGTGGCGGTTCAGACTGGCTGGGATCAGGCAGTGTAAACATGCGTTTTGGTGGAGGTAACACCCCATCAAACCCAGGTGCCTACAACTACGGCACACTTAGCAGATCTGTTGGTAACGCTGTTGAAGCTGTTAAATGGGGGTTTGACACCCGCAGTAAACTTCGTAACAACCAAGAGAAGCAGGACAGGGTTAAAAAAGTTCAAGAAGCAAATGACTGGAACTCTCGCGTTCTCCCCTATGGTCTTGAACAGCACGACAAAAAACAAAAAGACTTTAACCAACCACGAAGCCCTGTAACTGGCAGGCCTTCAAAAGCAAAAAATGCTAAACCAATGCAAGGCCCTGTTCCAACTCCAATGAACATGGACTTAAACCCTAAAACACCCTAAGGAATTACCATGGCAGTTAACTCAGCACGCTCAATGAATGCAGATCTACACTCAGGTGTTAACGACGGGCGCCTAAAGAGCCTTACCCCTGATCGTGGTGGGGTATTGGATAGCGACCCTAAGGTTTCAATTCGCGCAGGCCAGCTTCAAGCACAGTACAACGTAACTGACTTTATTAAAGATGTTACCCCTAAGGTACTTGACCACGAGTACGAAACCGGATACGCTGAAGACTAATATCTATAATTAGGAGCACAAAATGCCTAGACTACTTGCGTGTAAGTCTTGTGGAACCATGTACAAAATGCGAGACTATGAAGGTTCCGCTGATTACGACATGGAGTTGCAGGAGCTAATTAAGCGTCACCTTGGCGAAGCCCGTGACCCAGATCCAGCAAGCCATATTTCCCTTGTATTTCGTGTTGACGAAGCTACTTGGGAAAAACTTGGTAACGAAACACCCATTCAAAAAGAACTAATGAAGAACGAATGGGAAGTACGTGCTTTGCGTGACGACCTTAAGGTTGATGCTCTTAAATGTTTTAACCGTCATAACCGACCCGCCGCAGGCTGTATTGACTACGAGGACGCTTCTAAAACAATTGGTCGCACCATTGGTGTCCCCAAGGAGAATCGTCAGTATTTGTGCCACTACTGCCCTGCGCAGGAATACGTGACACACAAGAATCGCATCGCTAAAGGGATGTATGGGTGATCGTATTTAACTTTGACGTCATAGCACGTCCGGCAGATTCTCTAGCGACTCGCCAACCTGACTCAGATGGTAGGGCCATTTGGGGAGCGTTATTTGAAAAGTACATGGGTCGTATAATCCTTGTGTGTAATGACGTATATGACCGTCCACAATTCATGGACTGGCTTAAACGTGAACAGTTCAAAGCATCCATGTTGGACTTTATTGACCAAACAGATCCTGTACTTAAGGCAGAAGCAGTGCACAGGGTTGGGTCAGCAGCAGGTCGTATCAACTGGTATGTAGATAACGATCCCAGGACATGCCAAGAAACCCTAAAACTAGGTATACCAACTCTTGTTGTTGCCTCCCCTTATATTGTGCGCCCCGAGTGGGATAGTGGGCGCAAGATTAAAGAGTGGGGAAACCTCGTTGATGAGATGGACAGTCAAGCATTGAAGTCTGCTGAAAGAACATGGAGAGATGAATGAGGGTTTTCCTTGGTGGTGCTGAGAAGGGTTCCCATAGGAGCCTGCTATTAGCAAATGACGTCCAAAGCATGGCGGTAAACCTAACTCATTTGCCTATCCCAAAGACAAAAGAGTTTCACATCCCAACAGTGTTTGGTGGTGCTGATGTTATTTTGTACACATCAGAAAATGATGAGGACGAGAACCGTTACACGGATTTTGTGCGCACGCACATTGAAGATCTTGCTTTTGTAATTGGTCGCCCAGGCTATGACGGTGACTGGATGGGGGAGAAGTACATCCCAGTTTGGTCAGACAATGATGACCTTGAACGCTTAGCCTGGCTATGCCAACGTTATGGGCGAGCAGCTATATCAGACAAGGCTATTACAGGTAAGACCATCCCTCGAATTCGCTCGCTTTCGCAGCGTTGGAATGCCGAATTAGTTGGGTTGACAAGTAAGCCAGACATCATTGAAGCACTCCCATGGGCCGCAGTTGTTGTTGGCTCGTGGACCTCTGCCATTCGTTATGGTGAAACTCAAGTATGGGATGGTCACGGTTTACGACGATACCCCGCTCAACAAAAAGAGTCGTCTAGACGGAAGCACAGGCCGGATATTATCCGTCTAGGAATTGACTTTGAAGCCGTTATGGAAGACGACGTATCGGCAGTTGGCAACCTTGCTATTCGTTCTTGGATGGAATGGGAGAACCATTCTTTTGGGGCCTATGACCCTCAAGAAGTACCTGACGAAGAAGAGTTTGTAAACAACGAAAGTGATGAGATAGTTGCTATACCCCCTGAAACGCATACTGGGGTGAAACCGGTTTCTAGGGGTACAGGTATTGCTAGCGGACCTGTTGAGAAGCGGCACGAGAGTGATCGTGTATTGCTACCGGTTATAGGTATAGAGCACATTGTATCCATGGGTACGCAAAGTGCTTCTGACCAGGGTGAACACATTGAAATCAGCCCTGAAGAGACTGCTGTAATTAAGTATCAATCTAATCCTTTACGACAGTGCGATAGTTGCTATCTAGCGGCACGTTGTCCTGCATTCCGTGAACATTCAGATTGTGGCTTTAAACTTCCTGTAGAGATACGTACCAAAGACCAGTTACAGGCCATACTTCAAGCCATGTTAGAGATGCAAGCAAGCCGAGTTTTGTTTGCACGCTTTGCTGAAGAACTGGAAGGCCAAGGTCTTGACCCAGCCTTGTCATCCGAAATGGATCGCTTGTTTTCTCTTGTTGACAAGTTTAAAAACATCTCTGATAGTCGTGACATGATGCGTATTGAAGTTGAAGCACGTGGTGGAGCCGGCGTCTTATCCCGCCTGTTTGGTAACAAAGCTGGGGACGTCGCTCGACAACTTCCTGGTGGAGGCTTTGACCAATCTATGACTGACCGTTTTATATCTGATGTAATAAACATTGACGGACAGGGTTAGAGGTTACAAATGGACATTGACGCCTCAAAGCAAGCACTCATAAACGTTTACAAACACCAAATTGCTTGTCTTGAAAAAACAATTGAAGAACTACTACCTCTAGCTATGGGCTACTACTCCGAGCATTACTGGGCGGCTGGGTGGCTAGTGGGCCTAGAAGAAGAGCTTCCACTGATGGAGCCAGCAATTGATACTGCCGCCCGTCTCATAGGCAAGATCCCCACAACATATGAACCAAAAGGAGAACAAGATTGGACGCCTTACCCGAGCACGTATATCAAGACCGTAGAAGGACAGCAATAGCACTGTCGCTATCACTCGTAGCATCTGTAACAGATGCTTTTTCTAAGCATGGAACTGGCTGGCCAATTTTGGCTTCATTTGGGTTCTTTACAGTTCTAACAACCGCACCCCTGACTCTTGGGAAACTCGTAGACAAATTGTCACCACGGGAGTCAAAGTAATCATTTCAATGGACTGGCTACAAGACGCATCATGCAGGGGTAAACACCCTGACATTTGGTATCCACCCATGGATTCACCAACACCTAGTGACTATTACACAGTAGGTAAACTAGTGTGTGCTAATTGTGCTGTCTGGGAGGAATGCATGAATTTTGGTGCAGATGAGACATGGGGTATGTGGGGTGGTTTAACTCCACAAGAACGACGCGGTACTGTGCGTCCTCTTCATGGTTCCATTGAGCAATTCCGTAAAGGATGTCGTTGTAGTGAGTGTATGAATCATGTACTCCCACAACCACTTCAACTGTCAAAACTCCCACAAAAGAATACCCCCATCGATATAAAAGCCCTGCTCTTTGACCTAATTGGTAGATAATGTAGGAAGTCCTCGTAACATGATGGTAATATATGTGTATGGCCCTACCCCAAAAGTAGGGCCTTTCCATATCCCCTATCAAGGAGAAGACTATTGCGTAAACTTACCCTAACGAGTGCAGCCATTGTGGGCGCTCTACTACTCACAAACTGTAACGGACCAGTAAGCACACAAGAAGTTCAAACCACAGCAGAAACTTCAACTACAACAACTACCCCACCCCCAACAACTACAACCACAACCACAACTGTTGCCCCAACCACCACTACCACAACAACACTTGTACCCCTTGGGTCAAAGTGTGAAGAATTAGCACCAATTGCCGTAGCGGCGGGTTGGCCCCAAGAACTATTAGTAGATGTTCTTGAAGAGGCATGGTCAGAATCCCGTTGTCAAAATGTAATTCCTGGTCATCCCCAATGGAACGGTTCAGATTATGGGCCTCTTCAGATCAACGGAGTTTGGTCTAACGAAGTTGAAGACTTCTTTGGAAGTTGGGACATGGTTCAAGACCCCCTTGTGAACTTCACATGGGCTTGGGAAATGTACAAATGGTTTGATGATCACAAAGGTTGCGGATTTATTCCGTGGACTCGCAAGTGCAAGTAATTGCTACACCTGGTGCTAGTGTGTAATATGTAACAAATAGAACGTGTACAACATAAGGAGAAATTATGGACGTAAACAATATCGGTGGCACAGCGGAAATTGCGGAACTACTAGGTTGCCCAAAGCAACAGATCTTTGCTCTTCGTAAGCGCAAAGATTTCCCCAAGCCAATTCGCACACTCGCCGCAACTCCTTTGTGGGACCTTGAAGACATTCGGGTATTCGCTACTACATGGACACGACGAAAGTCCACGAACGGAATGCAGTGAGTAAAGAATACCTGCCTGCAGGGTTCTACCAATGCCCCAAATGCAACAGTGAGATTAGGGTGTATGTTCCTTTACTGGAAGCCCCTACTCACCGTTGTGGGGTAGGAAACAAGAAAAGCGTGATGGAGTTTAAAGGGGAGAAAGATGCTTCTAGGCATAGCATCGGGTGACTGGTTAAGTCCCGATAAAGCAAACGATGGTCAAGAACACTGGGGTGGCTCAGGTTGGGCTCGTATTGGTCAATATGTCCCAAGCCTCCCTATGGCCGCCGCTATTGGGATCTTGGTGTGGAACCGCGATCACTTCTCAATTGCAGATCAGTGGGGCAATCACTACGACCCTGACGTAATCATCATGCAACGGTTGATGCACAAAGGCATTGCCGAAAACATTGTTGAGGCACAAAAGTACGGCCAAAAGATTATCAACGATGTAGACGACTGGTACTGGGGCTTATCACCTCAGAACTATGCTTTTCACGTTAACCACCCTAAGAAGAACCTAACCGAAAACATTGAGTTCTACAAAGCTTCATTAGCCAAGTCTGATCTAATCATTACTAGTACCCCATACCTGGCTGAGAGGCTTAGCGCCCTAACCAAGTGCCCCATTGAAGTATCAAAGAACACCGTTGACATTGCTAGGTTCCAAACAAAAGAACATACCGACTCGGATGTTCCAGTAGTTGGTTGGGTTGGTAGCACAATCCATAGGAGTGGGGACTTAGAAACTATGAAGGGAATCCTTGGCCCAATGGTCAAAGACAACCGCATAAGCCTGTACCACGGTGGTGCTATGCCTGGCGGGCCTACGTTTGCTGGCAAGATTGGCGTATCAGATAGTGACGTTACAACTGCTTCCTTATGCCCATCAGATGAGTACCCAAAGCTAATCACAATGGATGTAGGTATCGTTCCGTTAAATAGCACACCTTTTAACCGCGCCAAGTCAGACATCAAAGGTTTAGAGTACGCGGCTTCAGGTATTCCGTTTATTGCACAGAATCTTGATGCGTACATTGAACTACAACAATCACTAGGCGTTGGTCGTGTGGCTAAGAA